AATGTGTAGATGGATTCTACTGCTGTATTGGGCCAGTTGGGCAAGAAAAGCACTATATCATTCCAATGTATGCCTCTGCGTTCTATGGGATTGAGGTTGACCCCTCCACGGTCTGCGAGTGGACGGGGCTCATTGATAGGGACGGTACGAAGGTGTTTGAGGGGGACAGGCTGTTTGACCCACATGAAAAAAGAACTTTTGTGGTGGAGTACGATCCACTTGAAGCCGGGTTCACCTTGGAAAGCAATGATGGACGGTATGTAGATTTTAACCGTGTGCCGTATAGTAAGATCATCGGCAACATCTACGACGGGGAGGGCGGACAGCATGAGGAGGTCGCCAGGGGTGCGGATGAAGTGCAATAAAGACTGCATAGCCAATGTATGCGGAGAATGTGCCGTCGAGAAATGCGAAGGACAGATTCAAAGGCTGGGTATGCGGAATAACAATGCGGAAACAGCGGCTTGGACTTATAAGATTGCCGTAGATTCATTCAAAGACTATTTTGGAAAGAAGGATGCCGACCAATGAACGCCATCGAGAACCAAGTCCGGGAACTGGTAGCCGTAGAGCTTTCCGCCGCAAATGAACGGTTTCCGCAGTTTCATTCCTGCCACGAAGGATACGCTGTGATATTGGAAGAACTGGAAGAGGCTAAAGCAGAACTGGAGGTAGCCGAGGCACAGACTAACAATCTGTGGGAGCACATAAAGAGTAATTATGACGGGGCAGGATGTGCAGAAACGGTAATGAAGTTCGCTATCAACGCCGCCTGCGAAGCCATCCAGGTAGCGGCCATGTGTCAGAAATTTTTGGAGATGGAAAATCGTGCGTAGATATCCTTTCCCCGGAGATATGTATTCTGATGCGCAATGGGAGTGGATATCGCTCAAACGCGCAGAGGGGTACTCCATGCGGCAGCTATCAACTTTCTTGGGGCTTAACACAGATGCGATTTTAACGGCGTTGCGGGTTCGAGGATTAGCACCGCAGGAAAGACCGACGGAGCCGCTTAACAGAGACGAGTTTAACGCATTGGCGGAGGTGGATGATGCCAGATAATATTACAGCAGCTAGAATTTGCCCTAATTGCGGCAAAGAGGGAGTTGTTTATGGAAGTCATACGGTTATGGGAGGGAGAATAGAACGTCACAGGAAATGTCAATTTTGTGGAGAACGATGGGCCACAATTGAGAAGTATTACCGGCCAATCAAAAAAATCATGGACTAGAGGTTGACAAATAGGATATCGAGATATATGATTAAATGGGATTTTATAAAAAATTTAAAAATGATAAACAGTTATATGAAGGCTGTGTGAAAACATGGCAAAGAGAGTGAGAGAGGTTTTGGTTTGCGAAGGTAGGTGATTAAATGTTAAAAATCATGAAAGAACTCTGGGATAAAAACCAGGATAAGCTCAGAACAGAACTGTCCTCTGCAAAGACTTGATCTGCAACGCTATCAAACCTTACAACTATGGATGGAGACATGATGATAGATTTGATGTCGTGGAGGAGGGTGACAACTCTGAACAAGAATGATGAGACTATGAACAAGGACGAGCTTGTGGAAGTGGGAAAACAGGCTGTTGCAAAAAAGCGCGGAAGTAAGTCTGCATCAGTAGCCGCAACGACTACGGCAAAGAAAGAAGAAATCTCCCAGGTTATCCAGGAGTCCTTCCAATATTTTAATCGTCCTATTGTTAAGAGCGACGAGGAATGTGCCGAAAGGCTCAACGACTATTTCAGACAGTGCAACAAAGATGGACAAATTCCGACTGTTGAGGATATGTGTCTCGCTCTTGGTACTGTAAGAAGAACAGTGTGGGACTGGGAAAATGGGACTGGGTGCAGTTCTGCGAGAACAAACATGATAAAAAAAGCGAAAGAAATTCTTGCTGGAATTGACGCAAAACTGGTATCAATGGGGAAAATTCCACAGGTTACTTACATTTTCCGGGCCAAGAACTTCTTTGGCATGAAAGACCAGCAAGACCTGGTTGTTACCCCTGCTATGCCTCTCGGCGACGCTCCCGACCAAAAGCAGCTCGAGGAACGGATCGCCGGGTCTGTGGTGGTGGAGGAGTAACGACTATGGAAACGACTATCGACTATGCCAGCGACTATGGTGGAGAGGCCAGCGACTATCAAACGACTATGGATGAAAATCCATCAGGGACTATCGACTATGACGGCCTCACGCGTGGGAAGCTGTGCCCGTTGAAAGCCACCAGGTCGCCTGTGCTGGGGTTTTGGAACCTTGACCCCGCGCCCGATCTGGCCGCAACGCTGAAGGCTAGCGTGATTAAGTGCCGGGCCGACGGGGAGCCGCCCCGCGTGGAGTATATCGGCGGTCGGTGTGACGGCTCCCGCTGCGCCTGGTGGGACGCTGGCAAAGCGCGCTGCGCCGTCCTCTCCCTGGCCCGCAACAAATAATAATACCCCGGCTTGCTCCTGATGGAGTGGGCCGGGGTTGCTTTATGTCTTGTGTGGCGCTGTGCGGGCCGCTGTGGGACGTTTTGGCGAGTGGGAATATAGGGACACTACAGGACGACAAGGTCGCCTTGCGGGCCTGCAAATGGCCTTTACTGAGGCTTTGCGTTTTACCTCTCTCCTGCCCCGCTGGATACGGGCGCAAAAATGCCGCCTGCTGACCATATGAGGCCACACAAGCGGCGGGAAGCTACTGGAGGGCATAGGGACATGAGCAAAAGAAAGCCCGCCCTAGGAAGCTCCAGGGCGGGCGGTGGTATTATGCTAATATCTCAATTACAATCGGGTCATGTATGACGATCTCCCCGGCGTCCTCGCCGTAGTCCCACGCGTTGCCAGCAATGACGGCCACATAATCGCCATAATAGTAGCCGTGGCGCTGCGCCGCGTCGATGGAGTCCCAACGCATAGCAGACACGCCGGGCAGCTCCTCGCCGGTATCGTCTCCGTTGTCCCAGACGTGGGAGCGGTGGGCCATAGGGCCGGGAGCAAATGGAACGTCTTGGACGCGGACGCCCACGGCCTCATAGTCATATAATGCGCTGGAGGCTATATCCTCAACGCGCCGGATCATATCGGGGGCTAGTCTCATGTATAACACCTCTTGTTGATTGTATCGCGCCCATGCAGACCCGTCAAGATTTCTTTGCGAGCTCCCATATCACCATGAGCGGGAGAAGGATAATAAACAGGATAATCAAGCGGGGGTCACCTCCATTCTCCAGCGGGCGGGTCATGCCCGGTAAATAATCAAAAAGTCGTTGTAGTGGTTGTGATTGAGTTTTACGGGGTAGGCGGACCAAACTTCCGACCGCTTGCCAGTCATCCCGTAAAAACCGCGCACATGGTCAAGCTGTGCCGGGGTCAGGCTGTCAGCCCATGCGGAGCCGATAAAGCCAACGGCCAAATATTCCGATGTCAGGTCTGCGATGGTAAATCGCCCTGCAATATCGGTTGTCATTTCTTACGCCTCCTTCATCCAGCTAATGCGGTAAGGGTCCTCGTATCGTCTGCAATCCCGCGCCCATAATTTTTCTTTGTCTAATAGGTGGTTTGCCGTGATGTAATAGGGCTTTCCGGTTTCCTCGTCCTTGTAATATAGCTTGTATTCGCTGGCGGCCTTGTCAAATACAATGCTTACAAGTTTCATTGTGCGGACCTCCATTCAGTAAAGTTCGGCGCTCTGCTTGCTATATTCGCGCCGTGCGGCCATGTATGCGTCCCGCTGTACGTCGCTAAAGTTGCAGGCGGCGAAAAGCGCGTTTATATCGTCGATATCGGACACGCTGGAGCAGTTACCGAAACAAGAGCACACGTCAAAATCAGCTTGCCAGTTTATACCGTATTCGTGATTAAACATCTCGCGGAGAAATGCGTTTTTCCAGTATTCCGCGTTGTCGCTTTCGGGTTCTGCCGTTTCAAGCATGGCAAGCAATTCTTCTCCGCTATTCACAAAATCAGTGTCTTTTTTGTCGTAGAATGCAAGGAAAACGGGGCTAAAAATCATTTTTTCGGTTTTCCTTCTCAGTTTTTCCCGCTCCTTATCGGGGCCACAGAAAAACATGGAAATATGATCCCGGCGCAGTCCGTAGTAATTGCGAATGTAGTATTCTTTCGCTTGCTTGTCCTGGTAGTCACTTACGGTTTCCATTTCGTCGGCTGTAAATAGTTTCCGGCTGAGGCTGCTAAGGTAAAATTCCTGGAGTTCGTCGCGGCTCTTGTCCTTATGGTGCAACTCATAATCATTTGCATATTTGATGTGGTGGCCGTCTGCGAACACAAGCACGGAATATCCGAAATAGCCGCCAAAGTCCACAAAATAGACTTGATGCCCCTTGACGGAGGCGGTCTCAATAGCCATTGCTGCGGCTTGCTCCTCTGTCAACGCTTCAATATCGCGGATCGTGTATTCTTTCGTTGCAGTGTTTTTCATTTATGTTTTCCTCCTTGTCATGGAGGGCGGCCCGTGGTATAATGGGCGTGCCCTGGTTCTGTGGTAGGTTCTGGGGTTCTTTTGCCCTGGTCACTATTGCGAGTAGTGGCCGGGGCTTTTATTTGTCAATGATGTAGTACGGAGTTACTTTCCCGTCGGTTGCTTTGGCCGTATTCTTAGCGGCCTCCTCTGTGGCGTACCATCCAATGGTAACGCCGTCTTTTTGCACTGCGTATATATCGGGCTGCATTCTTTTTCCTCCCGGCCTGTGGCCTGTATTGTTTGGGTTCTGATGCCAGTATAATTCAACGTTTGTTATATGTCAAGATTAATTTTATAATTTTGTTATATTTTTTTCTACATTAAATGCACTAATTGTTGCAACAAATATTCTTTTTGTTCAATTTTGCTTTGCGGTACTTCTTAATATCATATATAAGGGGCATCGCTAACCGGACACCCCCGGGGGATAGGCCGGAGCCGTCGTCCCCCTACCTCAGCCACTCTACCACCGAAAATAACAAAAAGCCCTTGACAATTCAACAAACGTTGATTATAATGTAATTGTAAGATAAAATTCAACGGGGGTTATAATATGGGATGGAAAACACTTGGGCTAAAGGAAGCAATAAAAGAAATGTTGCATGACAGCGGGATGACGCAGAAGGGCGTGTGTGAAGCTGCTGGGTATAAGTCTGTTGGGAGTGTTGCACAGCCATTAGCGAGAGGTGACATTAAGATTTCGACATTGTTAAGATTGGCTGATGCAGCTGGATTTGACATTGTGCTTGTACAGAGGAGCAATTTAGAAGGGTATAGTCCAATTAAAATTAAGCCGAACGATAAAAAAGAAGAATCCTAAAAATCCGCGCAAAACAAAAAAGGAGATGATGCTCCTTGGAAGTAAGGAAGGATTTAACAGGGCAACGGTTTGGCCGATTGGTCGCTATCCGACCCGTCAGAAAGCGGGCGAATGATGACCGGCATACAATGTGGTTCTGCAAGTGCGATTGTGGTAGTGTAGCGGTTATTTCTACAAATAATTTAATACAGCAGACGGTTTCCTGCGGATGTGTGTCAAGAGGGCCAAAGATAGATGATACGGTTAGGGCGGTTTGTCCTGGATGTGGGGAAAAGTTTGATATTGAATTGAACGGACAAAAAACTCCACAATTCTGTCCCGATTGCTCAAGAATATATACAGGTAATAGCTGGAAGGTATGTCCTGTTTGCAGAAAACTATTCAAATCGTTTCCGAGCGCAAAAAAGACGACGTGTTCGGAAGACTGCAGCAAAAAATGGGGGAATTATATAAGAACCGGGAGAAGGTTCAAGTGGAGTGAAAAGTCAAAGAAAGCGGCGCGAGAAAGCGGGCTTTGGGACGATATGGACGAGGCTGCGGCGCGGGCGAGGGCACGGAAAGTTGGAGACCCCAGGTTTGAGCGGACAGAAGAAAACATAACATCAAAAATATGGGTTCTTGTAGATCCATCTGGGAATGAACATATAGTTCGGAATTTGAAGCTATGGGCAAGCGAAAATTATGAAAAGTTTGGGAAGGATGACTCTGAAAGGTCTATCAAACAAATAGCGCAAGGGTTTTATATGATTGCATTATCGTTAAGAGGGAAGAAAGCACCTCCAAGACTAACATACTTTGGTTGGACATTGAAGGATTTGCCAAGAGAGCTGGAGGATGATAAAGATGGACTGGATCAAATGCACTGATAGGATGCCACCAGACATGGAGCCGGTGATGGTGACAGCCTTTCATAGAGGATTTGTTGTAGACGCAGAACCCGGTGAAAAATTTGTGTCTCACGATGTAAGGTGGAATGAAAAATTGCAGGCGTGGGAAGTACAAGAGTGGAATATTTGCGAAATGGAATGGACGACATGGCATGATTTAGAGGTTACTAACTGGATGCCATACCCTGAACCGGCGGAGGATTGATGATATGCACAAACTGACGAACAAGCAGTACGAGGAATACATGAAGATGATCCGGGATAAGGAAGAAGGGCGACTGCTCACCCCTGATGGCTTACGGATGATATGTTCGGCAAACAAGTATGACCCGGAGAAGATAGGGCTTCACATGCTGGCGGTGTTGGCGAATTGGAATAAGGTGGATGTATAGGAGGTAAAATGAGAGAAGTTGCAGGGGAATATAATACCGCTAAGATTTTTACAGATGTTGTTGACGATGCTTCCATTGCACAGGTTAAGGAATTGTGCGATCAAGAGTTTTGCACTGGAAGTAGAATTAGACTGATGCCTGATATTCATGCTGGAGCTGGATGTACTGTTGGGACTACAATGACAATCAAGGATAAGGTTGTGCCAAACCTTGTCGGGGTTGACATTGGCTGCGGAATGGAAACCGCTAAAATCAAAGAATCCAATCTTGATATGGAACGGCTTGACAATGTTATTCGAGAGAATATACCGGCAGGGTTTGAAATAAGGTACAATGCACACAGGTATTTTGACCGAGTAGATTTATCGGCTTTGCGCTGTGCGGATAAAGTTGACTTAGAAAGAGCGAAAAAAAGCGTCGGGACATTGGGCGGCGGCAACCACTTCATCGAAGTTGACCGGGATGAACAAGGGCGACTCTACATCGTAGTTCATTCTGGCAGTAGGCACTTGGGATTGGAAGTTGCAAAGTATTATCAAGAGGCTGGATACAAAAAATTATCCGACAAAAACGATGGCCTTGAAAAACTAATAGAAGAATTAAAAGCTGCTGGTAGACAGAGCGAAATCCAACAGGAAATCAAAAGATACAAGTCTGAATATAAATGCGATATTCCTAAGACGCTTGCCTATGTTGACGGGGCTTTATTTGATGACTACATTCACGACATGAAAATAGTCTAAAGGTTTGCTGAAATTAACAGGCAGGCTATGATAGACGGGATCGTGTCTGGAATGGGAGTTCATGTTGAAGATCAGTTTACGACAATTCACAATTACATTGACACTGACAGCATGATACTTCGTAAGGGTGCTGTATCTGCCAAAAGCGGTGAGGTTTTGCTTATACCTATTAACATGAGGGACGGAAGCATTATCGGAATTGGCAAAGGAGATGAAGATTGGAATTGTTCCGCTCCGCATGGTGCTGGACGCTTAATGAGCCGGGCGAAGGCTAAAGAGAGGTTTACCGTTGCAGAATTTGAGAAGCAGATGAGTGGAATTTATACCACATCAGTCAATCAGGAAACGCTTGATGAATGCCCGATGGCTTACAAGAGTATGGAAGCAATCACGGAGAATATAGAGCCAACAGTTAAAATTTTGAAAATCATCAAGCCAGTATATAATTTTAAGGCTGGTGGAGATTAAATATTGCACCCCGCCACAGGGCGGGCGTATATAGTGCCAAGTGCCTCTCCAAATGGAGCGAACAGTGCCAAGTGCCTTTTATCTTAAGGGATAGGAGGCACTTTTTTCATGGAAATTCGGGGGTTGGTAGAGAGGGCATTTCAGAGGGATTTGTCCGACCCGTCTGCGCTATTTGATGCATTTGATTCGATCAGATTGTTGGAGCCAGAGGATTTTAAGCTGGCTCATGAGAAAAACAAAGAGGTACGTCGGCTGTCTGCAAAATTCGCCGCAGAACAAAAAAGCCTCCGTATGTTCGAGTTGAACAAGCGGAGTCTGCTGTTTGATGCGCCGTATGATTTTGATGCGGCGATAAGATATGCTGAGTGGGATAGAGAACCGAAGAAAAAGTTCTATATGCCACGCAGAAAGCAGTTGCTTCCGGTTGTTCAAGCTATGCAGCGGCTATCTGAACGGAAGATACGCATTTTGGGTGTTATGGCTCCCCCAGGCGTCGGGAAGACCACCATTGAATTGATGTTCATGGTGATGGAGGGGTTAAAGAATCCAGATTTAAGCATTCTGATGGGTTCGCACTCAAACTCATTCCTACGTGGGGCTTATGAAGAAGTTGGGCGGATGTTAGACCTCAAAGGGGAGTATTTGTGGAAAGATATTTTTCCATCTGTTCAAGTTTGCAAAACAAACGCCCAAGACATGCGAATTGATCTTGGAAAACGAAAGCGGTTTGAGACCTTTGAGTTTTCGTCTATAGGCTCTGGTAACGCGGGCAAAGTACGTGCCTCGAATCTTCTGGTAGCAGATGACCTTGTACCTGATATCGAGTCCGCAATGAGCAAAGAGCGCATGGACAAGCTCTGGCAGCAGTATTATACAGACCTCATGCAGCGTATGATCGGAGATTGTGTCCAGCTTCTTGTCCAAACACCTTGGACGTTGCATGACCCCATTGACCGACTTGAACTAGCCCATGCAGAAGACCCGCTGGCAGAGTTTATCCACCTACCCGCTTTGGATGAAAATGATGAGAGTAATTTTGATTATCCGTATGGGCTTGGGTTTACCACGGCATTCTATCACAATCAAAGAGATGTTATGGACGATGCTTCCTGGAGGGCACTATACATGACTCAGCCCATTGAGCGTGAAGGACAGCTCTACAATGAGGATGAGCTGCGCAGGTATTTTGAACTTCCTGACGGTAAGCCCGATGCCATCCTGTTTGTATGCGATACGAAGGACAAAGGCACTGATTACTGCGTCATGCCGATTTGTTACCAGTACGGAAATGACTTTTATTGTGAAGACGTAGTATGCGACAACAGCAATCCAGAGGTTGTAGAGGCGCGGCTGGTGTCAAAGCTCGTTCAGCACAAGGCTCAGATGGGCCAGTTTGAAAGCAATAGTGCTGGCGGTAAAGTGGCAGAAAAAGTTCAAAAAGAAGTGAAAGAAGCTGGGGGAATTGCAAAAATAACAACAAAATATACTACATCGAACAAAGAGACGCGGATCATAGTCAATAGTCCATTCATCAAAGACCGTGTTTTGTTTAAGGATAACTCTGTTATCAAAAAAGATAAAGAATACAGACGAATGTTGAATTTCCTTTGTGGGTACACGATGGTCGGTAAGAATCGAAATGATGATGTCCCAGATGCGTGGAGCCTATTTGCCGAATATGTCCAACAACTTGAGGGAAACAAGGTTGAAGTATTTAAGCGACCATTTTAAAATCTCGAATAAGCCATTAGACACATATAGATATATAGGTTGTTATCTTAACAACGATTGATGTATAATATATTTGGGTAAACATAATTATCCAATTTTCCTCCCCTTTCGGGCTGTGACCAACCACGGCCCAAAGGATAACCCACTCCCCCGGCAGGGTATCTAGTGAGCAGATATTAAACGGAAAGGAGAGCCTCTCTTGTACGTTTCCTGCCGGGGGACTCCCTTCACGTTAACCTGCTCCAGAGTTTCGCAATCGAAGCCGACATGCGGAGAAGATAACGATATACCCCTCCAATGCGTTGACGCCTACGTCCCTACGCGGGTATTAGTATTGGCGGGGACATATGCCGCAGCACGATGCAGCCCACAATCAGGGCCGGAGGGTCGCGCCCTCCATGCGGCAGAGCCGACAGTCATAGTGTCGGGTAAAAAAGCGGTGGCAGCTATGACCTGTCCCGGCGCTATCCCGCTGAAAACTACCTGTACCGGATCGGGTAAAGTACCATATGGCATATCCATATGACGCAGGTGTGACAATCTAAGCGGGAAGCGCACATACGCCGCCTCGCAGTTGCGAGAGACGGGAGCGGTGCCAAAGACCGAAAGGAGTCGTCCATTGAATGAAGATTGACGTTTATTGTCCTGTTTGCGCTGCCGCCGGTATCAATCATGGAAAAGGGCGGCTTTTGATGCAGGTGGATAGTAAGGCAGTTGGTATTGTTTACCCATACTGTAAGGCTTGCAAGAAGAACATTAAAATCGAATTGAAAGGCGAAAAGAGCGCCTGAAAATATATAGTTTAGTGCCAAGTGCCTCCGGGCAATGCCTGGACGAAGCGTGCCGAGTGCCGAGAGTGGACCTTTACGGGTCTGTTCTTGGCACTTTTTTTGTTGTTCTGGAGGTGACAAGGTGACTGAAAACGATACTGTTCGGGCTATATCCGAATGGCCGGTTGATGGCCTGACTGGTCGGCGCAAAATCTACACCGCAAAAAAGAAAGTCACCCCGGAAAACGTGGTGGAGGTGCTGGGTAAGGCGCTGGCCGTACATCGCATGAACAGGGCAGAAATGTCCTATTTGTTTGACTATTACAAAGGAAAACAGGACATCCGCTTAAAAGATAAAATCGTCCGCCCGGAGATCAACAACAAGGTGATGATTAACCGGGCGAACGAAATCGTGGTCTTCAAGTCTGCTTACCTCCTGGATGGCCCAATCCGCTATGTGTCCAACGGTGGAGAAGATGATATTTCCGCCAGTGTGAACACGCTCAACGAGTATATGCGATCTGAGAGTAAAGACACACTGGACAAGGAATTAGCGGACTGGATGCACATTTGCGGCATAGCGGTACGCATGGTACTCCCTGACGAAGCTGGTGAGGAGGACGGTTCCCCGGCATCCATCTACACACTCGACCCGCGAGCGGCGTTCTGCATTTACCATAGCGGCGTAGGGCAGAAAAAGGTCGCTGGTGTTCTGGAACAGGTAGACGAGGAGGGCCAGCCATACTTCTGCGTTTACACTCCTAAATGGTATTTCGAGGTGCAGAATGGCCAGATCACAAAGCAGGAAGCCCGCACCATCCCCTATATCCCCATTGTGGAGTATGTAAACAATGACGCCCGCATGGGTGCGTTTGAGCCGGTCATTCCCATTCTGAATGCCATCAATATGATTGAGTCCAATAGATTGGACAGTATTCAAGATTTCGTCAACGCTTTTGACGTGTTCCAAAACTGCGAGTTGGAGAACGGACAGTATAAGGAGCTGGCAAAGGGCGGCATGGCAATCACCATCAAGAGCGTTCAGCCCGGCATGGAGGCCAAAGTATACCGCATTGCGTCTGAACTGAACCAGACCAATACGCAGACCATTGTGGACGATTTGGAGGACGCATATCTGACCATCTGCGGGATGCCAAACCGGAATGGAGGTTCCTCTACCAGTGATACCGGGCAGGCGGTCATTTACCGTGATGGGTGGTCTTCCGCTGAGAGCCGGGCCAAGGACACGGAAAAGACCTGGGAGCGGTCGGAACGGGAGTTCCTGCGGCTGGTGCTGTATATTTGCCGGGAAACTGGCGATTTAGGTTTGCAGCTATCCGACATTAAGCCGGAGTTCACCCGCAAGAACCTGTCCAATATCCAGTCCAAGGCGCAAGTTCTAGCGGAGATGCTGAACAATAGCAAAATTCATCCGAAGTTGGCGTTCCAGTACAGCGGGCTATTCAGCGACCCAGAGGAGGCTTACCGTATAAGTTCCCAATATGCCGAGGAACAGCAACGCAAGATGGAGCGGAGTTTGAGAGATGAACTGAATACCAACAGGGACACAAATATAACTGTGGAGGAAAGAAACAATGATGTCTCCGTTTCGGAATGACCCGTTCAGCATGGTATATCAAGCATTTCAGAACCTTTATCCTGGAAAAGAGTGCGAGTGCTACTTTGAGCCTGACTTGAAAGCAGACGATGGAGACAAGGCGTATGGTCTCACAAATTTCTGCGATGATGGAGAAATTCAAATTTTAGTAGACCCGAATGTGGACATTGAAAACGCAACAGAAATTTTTGCACACGAACTTGCACATGTAGCCGTTGGATATGACGCTAAACATGGCCCGGAATGGGATGCCGCTTTTGATGCAATTCTCGATGAATACAACCGCATAGGGGATGAACTGTTTGGAAAACAAAAACCCTTATGACCTCACCGATAAAGCCATCGACCTTTTGAATAGGAGGGCGGTCAAGCGGTTTGAGGACGCCAAAGACGAAGCGGCGCTGGCGAAATTTGATGAACTCAATGTGCTGGAAGTCACCCGAACACTGTATCAAGACCTCGCCCATGATAATCAGGAAATCTTTCTTGAACTGGCGCAAGAGCGGTATCAGGAGACCGAACCGCACGGAAAGGAACCACCTGATTTAGCGTGGTTACTGGCATTGCTGGCGGCGTACAACGCTGTGACGAAATACCAGTATTCCCACGAATGGGAGCGCAAGCGTGACCGCACAGCGGAGGCTATTAACTCGACCACCGCAAAGGTCACAGAGTTTCGACGGGGCCTTTCCTACTGGGCGCAGATGACGGAATGGTATGCGGTGGAAGTCACAGACCAATCCACACTGAAAGCATTTCAAGACAGCGGTGTGCGCTATGTGAAATGGAACACCATGAATGACGGGCGTGAGTGCTCCGCTTGTAAGGAACGAGACGGGAAAATTTATCCCATCCGGAGCATACCAAGCAAGCCCCACCCTGGTTGCCGGTGCTGGTATACCCCGGCGGAGAAAAAGTGAATTTAAGCGGCCCAGCCGTTTGAATATGGCCCCAGAGAAGGGGCGGTACAAATCTCCCAACAGCGAGAGAACGCTTAATAACCCAAAAACATAGTGAGAGAACACTTACAAAACCCAAAAGGAGAATTTACATGAAGATTTCCACCGACAGCATCCAGGGCTTCGCGGAAATGAGCGACGCCGACAAGGTTACTGCCCTGCTGGGGCTTGATGTGCCTGACCCGGTTGATCTGAGCGGCTATGTGAAGAAAGAAGTTTTCGATGCCAAGGCTACCGAGGCGGCCAACCTGTCCAAGCAGCTCAAATCCAAGATGACCGATGACGAGGCCGCAAAGGCGCAGGCTGACGCTGACCGCAAGGCGCTGGAGGACAAGTACACCGAACTTCTGCGCAAGTCCACTATTGCCGAGCACACCGCCCGCTATATCGCCATGCCGGGCTATGACGAGAAGCTGGCCCGCGAGACAGCAGAGGCGCTGTTTGACGGCAAGATGGATGTGGTCTTTGCCAATCAGCAGAAAGCCAACGCTGCCTATGAGAAGAAGTTGCGGGCTGATCTGGTGAAGCAGGACCCGAAGCCTGACGGTGCTGGTGGTGGAGAGGGCGGCAAGGATGAGGCCGTGGAGTTTGCCAAGAAACTGGGCAAGCAGCGGGCCGATGCCCTCAAAAATGCAAACGAAGGTTTGAAACATTACTTTTGATTGAAAAGGAGAGAAACAGATGAAGTTTACCAAGACTTCTGTTGGCGGCACCGTTGAGATTCTGGCCGCTGACGATTTTGTGGCGATTCCCATTTGTGTCACAGAAGCCGCTGCTGTCCCTGCCGGTATGCCCATGACCGCTGCAGGCAAGAAGGTGGCCGCTACCTCTTATGCTACCGCTGTTGGTATGCTGCTGTATGATGTGGACCCGACTGAGAATCCCAATGGTGCTCTGCTGGTACAGGGAGTTGTGGACAAGAAAAAGATCGAGGACCATGCAAGTATTACGCTGGACGCCACTTTCGACGTGCCCGGCATTATCCTGCGGGACAACATTGGCGTGAACGAGTAAGGAGGGATACATAATGGATTTGAGAGAAGTTTTTACTCCCGCTGCGATTGCGGCAAACTGGACTGAGGTTGCCTCAAACCAGATTCCCTACCTGGGTGCTACGCTGTTCCCCGCCCGCAAGAAGGCTGGTCTTGACTTGTCCTGGCTGAAAGGCTCCCGTGGGCTGCCTGTCTCTCTGATGCCCTCCGCATTCGACACGAAGGCCACCTTCCGTGATCGGATTGGATTTGAGAAACTGGAGACCGAGATGCCTTTCTTCCGCGAGGGCTATAAAATCAAAGAGAAGGACCGCCAAGAGATGCTGCGGGTACAGGAGTCTAGCGACCCCTATGCTGCCGAGGTGATTGCCCGTGTATTTGACGATACCCGTGACCTTATTGACGGCGCGAACGTTGTTCCTGAGCGCATGATTATGCAGCTGCTGTTCCCTGAGGGTGGCGATGTGGGTATTGCGATCAAGGCAAATGGCGTGAACTATACCTACAAGTATGATACGGACGGCTCCTGGAAGACCTCTAACTACACCGCACTGACTGATACAGCCACTTGGGACAAGCCCTCTACGGCTGATCCCTTTGCGGCATTCAAGACGGTCAAGGACGCTATCCGTTCTAAGACTGGCACTGAACTGACGGTCTCGATTATGAACTCCTATACCTTCAATCTACTTGCTAAAACGGACGCCGTAAAGAACCGCTACTTGACCACCAACGGCCTGTCTCTTGGCTATCTGACCGACGCCGAAGTAAAGGCGGTTGTAGAGTCCACGTCCGGTCTGCGGATTGCAATTTACGACAAGCAGTTCCGGGACGAGGACAAGGTTGCCCATGCATTTGTGCCCAATGGCTATGTTTGTTTGATTCCTGACGGTGCTCTTGGTAGTACTTGGTATGGCACCACTCCCGAGGAGGCAGACCTTCAAGGAGCCTCCGGCGCCGAAGTTTCCATTGTGAATACAGGCGTTGCGATTACCCGTATTCTTCAGGAGCATCCTGTAAATATCAACACCTTTGCGTCTGAAATCGTCCTGCCCTCCTTCGAGCGCATGGACGAGGTGGCGGTGCTCAACGTCCTGGGGGAATAATCGGGTCTGACACTCTAACCATTTTCCCCGGCAGTCAGACCCTATTGGGGAAGCAGGTGTCCGAACTGGTAGGAGATGACCTGAAGGTATATGCTGACGGGTTTGTCACGGGTACATTCCATCATGTGACTGGTTACTCTGAGTTCAGTTCTATCCCTGGAGAAGACAGTGGGTACTATTTCCCGTTTCACCTGACGAAAACTGGAAGCAAGATGACCTTTAAGAAAAATGGGGTTCCAACCAAACAGGGCATCGCATTTGACCCGGACATTATTTTCCGGGTAACAAAGGATGACACCTTTGAAGTCCTTGTGGATGACAGCAGTGTTGTGAAGTTCAATTTTGCTGGGGCCACATTTGAGAGCTAAAAAAGCGGGAGGCAGCATGAAGTTTATTCCAAATTACCGCGTGTGCTATGGCGACCAGTTTTATGAGGCTGGGACTCCGTTCCCCATTAAGGCCGACGACGCGGATATGATGAAGCGGCACGGGACGGTGTTGGATGAACCGACGCCGCCTCCCGCGACTGAACGAAGGGCCGGGAGATCGAGGAGGGGGAATAATGGACAACTTAGCGAGACTGAAACTCCGAACCGAAGAGGTTGACGAAACTGTCCTGCAAGATTGCCTAGAGAGCGCAAAGTCAGCGATTATGGCCCGACGTTACCCTTTTCAAGAGTGGCCGGAGGAACTGGAGCGCCGGTATCTGGATTTGCAGTTCAGGTGTGCGCTTGACCTCTACAACAGAATTGGAGCAGAAGGCCAGCTCGGGCACACAGAAAACTCTATCAGTCGAACTTGGGAGTCCGCTTGGATTTCCGAATCGCTTTTGCAGGAAGTGACGCCGCTGGCCGGGAGGGTGACGTAATGACAGTCCATGTGCTGGGCGAAACATACACCCTGAATTTCATTCCGGAGGAAAACGACGAGGGCCTGAAAGACTGCGACGGCTACTGTGACGAGACCATCAAAACACTGGTGGTAAAGCAGTACAAGCGAGGAGAGCCGGGGAGCAAGAAGGCCCTCGACCTGCAAGAGAAGAAAAACTTCCGGCATGAGATTATTCATGCATTTCTCTACGAAAGTGGCCTTGCGGAAAACTCTGCCTGGGCGCAGGAGGAAGAAATGGTGGACTGGTTCGCCAAGCAGTTTCCTAAGCTGGCGGTAGCGTTTCGGGAGGTGGATGCCCTGTGAGAAGCCTCCTGCGCAACCAGCAGCCAGTATTCTACAAGCTTTACGAGGGCCAAGAGGAAATTGTGGATGAGTGGGGAAACCCTACCGGCAGCTATGTCCCCATTTACAGCGAATTGAAATCCACTATGCTCTGCGTCTCCCCTAACAAGGGGAATTCTGAGGTGGAACAGTTTGGCTCTCTGGAGGATTACGACCGGACGGCTACCACTGCCGACCCGCATTGCCCCATCGATGAGAACTCCGTGCTGTGGGTGGACGGGGCCGATACAGATGGCCCGTATAACTACATCGTAAAGCGGAAAGCCCCGTGGAAAAATTCTACGCAGTACGCCATAAAGAGGGTCACTGTGTCGGAGTACGAAGCAGAAAAGAGCCTGTTCGATCAGAAAGTAAAAGCGGAGGCCGCCTATGCTAACCATCAAACTGAAACTGAATACGGACTCCATCAATCAGGCGTTGAAGGAAGTCAAGGCGTACCAGAAGAAAGTTGAGCAGGCACCGCAAAAGCTGATTGAATACCTGACAGCGCAAGGCGTTGAGATTGCCAAAATGAACGTGTCTGACATGAACGCCTACGATAGCGGGGAGTTGTACAACAGCATCCACGCCGAGCAAAAGTCTGGTGTTGGGTATGTCATAGCGGACGCTGCCCATGCCGCTTTCGTGTGCTTTGGCACCGGCATCGTGGGAAAGAACAATCAACACCCGAATATCGCAATCGCCGGGTGGAAGTATGACGTGAACGACCACGGGGAACTGGGGTGGTGGTACATTGGACGTGATGGGCGGGCGCACTGGACCAAAGGTATGCCGTCCAGACCATATATGTACAACACGGCACAGCAACTCAGACAAATGGTTATCCCAGCGGCAAAGGAGGCGTTGAAGTGATTGACGTGGAGAGCCTGATATTCAGTCAGGTCGCAGAAGCCCTCCGGGTGGCTTTTCCAGGAATATTCGTTAGTGGCGAATATGTAGATACCCCCGCCAAGTTTCCCGCTGTTACTATTGTGGAGAGCGATAATACGATAGTACAGCGAATGCGAACGGCCAACATTGAAAATGCCGCAACGCTGATGTATGAGGTAAATGTTTACACCAACACCGTCGGCTACAAGAAGTCCGAGGCAAAAGACATTATGGAAGCCGTTGATGGCGAATTTTCCAAACTGGGATTTGCGCGGACAATGTGCAATCCTATTTCAAACCTGAGCGACGCCACGATCTACAGAATGGTGGCAAGATACACAGCCACGGTAGACAAGGATTTGTGGGTTTACCGTGCAGACTAATTCAGAAAAGAGGTAATTTACTATGGCAAGTCCCAGACTTTCTACTGCTGGAATGACACTTCAGTATGCCGTTGAGACTTCTGCGGGTACTCGCCCCACTACCGGCTATACCAAAATCCCGGAAGTAAAGTCCATGCCCAGCTTCAATCCCAGCCCCAACACCATTGACTCCACCACCCTGGAGGAGACCGAGTACATGACCTACGTCCAGGGCCTCAAGGACCTGGGCGGCGCTCTGGAGTATGGCGCTAACCTGACCGAGGACCTGATTGATGCGTGGGATACTCTGATGGGTGCTTACGATACAGCCGTTGAGGGCGGAAAGCAGGTGTGGTTTGCGGTGGTTCATCCGCAGCTGGCAGATGCTACTTACTTCGTTGGCACCCCGGCCTCCCTTGGCCTGAACGAGGCAAGCGTCGGCTCCATGCTGGAAACCACGCTTTATATCACCCCAAACAGCGCCCCTGTGATGGCGGCAAAACCCACCGAGGAACCCTGATTAACAATCTTGAGGAGGCATACAAATGAGCGAAAAGACCATTGATATTCAGGACATCGTAAAGCCTGCCCGCCTGACTGATGATAAGACCGGGCAAGTTTATGTCCTGGATTTTTCTCGTGAGAGTATTGTATTTGCTGAACGTAACAAATTCAAGCTGGAAGATGCCATTGAGTATCCTGTTACTGGCATGAGGGACCTGTTCTACTATGCGTTCCGCAAGAACCACCGGAATATCTCTAGGGAAAAGACAGACAAGTTGATCGAAAAGTGGGGCGGCGGCATCCCGGAGGAACTGGTGAAGCGGCTCATTCAGCTTTATCAGCAAGCTCTTGCGTCCAACTCTATCGTTGTTGACGAGGACGCCGCAAAAAACTCCGGACTGACTCTGGAGCTGTAAAGGGTCCAGAGTCATTTGAAGAACTGTTCGTGCGTGACTGTTCGTATTATCTCTCTATCGGTATGACATGGGAGCAATACTGGAACGGAGACGTGTGGATGGTGAACATTTATAGGGAGGCTGATAGACGTCGTATGGAGCGAACAAATGCGGAGTCCCATTTGATGGGAATGTACATTTATGAGGCTTTGTGCGACGTCTCCCCCATTCTTCATGCTTTTGCCAAAAATGGTGCAAAACCGATAGAGTATCGAACGGAGCCATATCCTTTGTTTGGGAAAGATAAGCCCAAAGAGAAATCTGAACAGCAGGAAGAGCGGGACGCATTGTTTGCAAAGGCGTATATGAGCCAGATGGTAAGGGCCGGAAAGAGCTGGGGGAAGAAATAGCGTCCCCGTTGCACCTTGAAAACTTCATAGAAATAGCGGAAACCTCGATACGCCAAGAAATAAAACGGCCCTCCGCCTATTCCTAAGCGGAGGGCGATTATTAAATTTCAGAACTTAAAATCTGAGGTTGAGTAATCATCAAACATGATGTTCCCACTTGCATGTATATCTTCTACTACTTCTGGCAATTCATCAAATCTGACCTCAACAAGATTTTCTTGATTTGCTGATATTGAATGGCTTGTGATATGTCCACTATCAACCCCATTTACATGCAAGTCAAAAAATCCAATTGTTAGATTTTGGCCCGTTTTATTGACAACAGAAAAAACTATTGCAGATTTTGGAACATCCAGATTATCAGCGGCATACACCGTTTCATACTCCACTACACCATTATATACTATAGAAATTTTATTGTCACTATACAAAGTATCGCCAATATTTAAGTCTCTTCTCTGACTTAATTCTTCATCTAATTCCTTTTGAGCATCCTGTTTAGTGGAGTCTACATCTTCTTTTGTTATAACAACAAGTTCACTTTTGTCATTCATGGTATCACAAAAAGCTATATCATCTCCGCTTTTGTATTCCTGGATTTGAATAGAAGTTTGGAAATTTTTCTCATCTGATGGACAATTGAAGATAACTGTCCCAAGGCATTTATACACAGATTGATTATTCTCGCAAATAATTTCAATCAATCGATCTACATCAATTGCACATACACTCGGGTCGTCCTGTCTTGCGTTCTCTCCGACAAAAGATATTTCTAAGTTATAGTAGTTACCCGTTTCATTGATTGACTCAATATCGACACGAAAACTTCTATTTTGCAAAAATGCGTTTTTCACATCTTCCGTGCTTGCAATTTCTGGATTGTTAGAATCTGATATATCATGATATTCATGTTCAGTACTCTCGCCACATGACGTTAACCCGATAATCATTAAAAAGGCAAATAGTACAGGAAAAAATTTCTTCATTTTAATCGCCCCCCTCATTATATGATACATCACACAACGGAAGGAAATCAATCAAAATCTTCGCTATCTCTATGAAGTTTGAGGTAGCGGAATTTTATATTTTAGTGCCAAGTGCTTTATTGCCAAGTGCCAATATAGAAAGGTGGTGGCAATATGGCCGTAGATATTGATAGCCTGCAAATTGAAATCGAGGCGACGTCCAGTGATGCAGCAAAGAAGATCGAGGCGCTTACTACTGCATTGACCGGGTTAAAAACCGCGGCTAAAGGAGGGGCGGGGCTTACAACCACCACAAAGCAGTTAAAGGCACTTTCGGAAGCAGCAAAGCTAATCAATGGCGCAAATCTGAATAGTGGGAAAATAAAAGAGTTCACGGCTGCAATGAATAGCTTGGCTGGTATCCAAAAAGCAAGCGGCCTTTCCTCCGCGATCAACGCACTAAAGAAACTTCCTGAGATTAGTGCGTCGCTCGAAAAGACAGACCTTGGTAAATTCGCAAAGCAGATGGAGCAGGTGGCCGCTGCTGTGCGACCGCTAGCGACAGAAATGCAGAAGGTATCCAATGGATTTTCAGCATTTCCGATCAGAATTCAGAGGCTTATTCAGAGCAACGCAAGTCTGACGGCATCAAATAGCAGAGCGGCAAGAAGTTTTGGCGTTCTTGGAACTGGTATCAGTTCTGCGGCAGCTAAATTTAGTATCTATTATTTAGCATTTAAGCGACTTGCCGATGTTATTTCCGGCTGGATAAAGTCGGCTAATGACTACGTTGAGACAGTCAATTTGTTTCAGGTCTCCATGGGTGAGTTTTATGACGAAGCCTATAACTATGCCATGCTGGTCAATGACCGACTTGGCATCGACCCCGAAGAGTGGATGCGTGCGCAAGGCGTGTTCATGTCTATGGCAAACGGTTTTGGGTTAGCACGGCAACAAGCTTATGACCTAAGCGAGGGCTTGACAGAACTGGCCTATGACCTGAGTTCTCTATATAACGAGGACACAGAACAGTCGGTCTTACGTTTGCAGTCTGCTCTTGCTGGCGAAATTGAGCCCATCCGTCGCTTAGGTATCTCAATTAGTCAGGCCACCTTACAGGAATATGCGCTTGCTCATGGCATTGATGAAAGCGTTATGTCTATGACAGAACAGGAAAAGGCATTACTGCGGAGCCTGGTTCTGATGGAGGGGGCCTCCCGGATCGGGGCTATTGGAGATTTCGCAAAAACCTTGGAATCCCCCGCAAATGCTATGAGAGTGCTGCGCCAGCAAATTACTCAGCTTGGTCGAGCGATTGGCACGGTGTTTGTCCCTATCCTCATTCAGGTAATTCCATGGGTTCAAGCATTTGTTGAGATATTGACGGAAGCAATTCAACGGTTTGCTGTTCTGGTCGGATTTGAAATGCCGGAATGGGAGACCAATGATTGGGGAGAAGATATCAAAGAAAATGCTGACTCCGCTGCCGATTCCGTTGGCGATACAACTGACGAATTAAAAAAGCTAAAGCAGCAGCTTTTAGGAATCGATGAACTAAATATCATCGGGGCATCCAACGAAATCAAATTGGATACTGGAGAAGCTGGAAAATGGACCGATGATCTTGAAATCCCGAATATTTGGGACAAAACCGCCCTTGATGCGTTAAAAAAGCAAGTGGACGAAATCAAACCTGTTTTGAAAGACTTGCTTGACAACTATATCATTCCCATCGGTTCTGCACTGCTTGCGTGGAGAATTGCAAGGACGTTGTTTACAGATATCGGCCGCCTTAAGGCTTTGCTAGGCGGGTTGATGTTCACGGTAGGTATTTCTTTGCTGATTGACAGTGTAAAAGACATTCTTTTTGGGGATGGACTAACATGGGAAAACATCCTAAAAGGCGCAGCTGGAGGAGCACTTGCTGGGGCTGGACTTGGCCTACTTTTGGCTAAGAAACTTGGCCTCACTTGGGCTGGTGGAATGCTGCTTGGAGCTGTTGTCGGTCTTGGACTTTCCTTGATGGTCATGTCCATTGCCTCTCAAATCAAAGACGGACTGAACTTTGGGAATGTCCTTTTAGGTGCTATTGGCGGTGCATTGGCTGGAGGAGCGCTTGGCGGATACTTTGCATTCAGAAAAAATCTAAATCCTGCGCAAGGGGTTCTTGGTGGCATAATTGCAGGAATTGGCGTGTCTCTCTTGATTTCGTCTATCACGTCGATTCTTCAAGATGGTCTTAACATTGGAAATGGGATCATGGGCCTCATTGGCGGAGCTTTGGCTGGATTTGGCATCGGCGCAGTCATTGCTGGAGGAGCTGGAGCCGCTTTTGGGCTAGTAATCGGAGTTGGATTATCTCTTGTGATTATGGGAATTACTGCACAAATTAAAGAGGGCGCTGCAACTCTTTCTGGTGGACTGATGACAATACTCGGGTCTGTATTAACTGGTGCGGGAATCGGCTCCGTTGTTCCTGTTATTGGTACTGCCGCTGGTGCCGTTATCGGACTTGGTGTTGGCATTGTTCTCGAAATTGTTGGTATAGAAGCGGCAGCAAATGCGGCGTATGCGGCGTCAGAAGATTTTGCAATCATGGCGGACATTCTTGACCGTTGCACAGAAGCGTCTGAACGCACAGACCAAGCGTTTAATAATATGAAAAATCGTTTAGAAGATTTTGATTCGTCTATTGCTGATTTCCAAGTTGCCAGACAGCTTGCAGACGAAATTTATGCCATTAACGATAATGCAAATGCATCTGCTTATGAATTAGATCAAATGGCGGTAAAAGTTCAAGTCCTGAACGATTTGAACATTGATGGGCTACATTTGGAAATTGATGAAACAACACAACGAGTTAAAGAAAGTAAAGCCGCCGTTGACGAGCTGATTGATTCTTTGGAGCGAGAGGCCAAAATGGAAGCCCTGCGAGAAATGCTTGTTGAGAGTTATAAAGAGCAATATCAGGCAATGCGTGATATGCAACAGGCGGCAAAGGATTATGATGCGGCCGCAGAAGCATTAAATAACACACAAAAAGAACTCAACGAAACAGACATTTTCAGTTGGGGGAAAGCCAGAGAACTTGTCGCTGCAAGAGAGAAAGAAACCGAAGCGGCAAAAGCCGCACAGGAAACATACATGCAATCGGTTCAGCTATACAGTGATCTTCAAAGTGAAACTCAAGGTCTTACAGATTCTATTATTGGGTTAAAGCAAGAAGAATCTGGAGTTGGAGACGCCGGTATTGATGGAATGGAAGATTTGAAAACGGAAATCAATCATTTTAGCCAATCTATTGATATGAGCCAGTTTGAAAATCTAGGAAAGCAAATGGCAGATAACATGTATAAGGGATTCACCAGTTCTGGCCTGCTGCAAGATGCCATCAAAAATCTCGGGAATGGCGCATCGTATAGTTCGGAAAATTCTTCCTCCCGTTCGGCCAACAGCTATTCTGTTCAGGATATCACTGCATACGCCTCCGGCGGCTTCCCCGAGCATGGGCAAATGTTCATTGCCCGTGAGGATGGGCCTGAGCTAGTTGGTCAAATGGGCAACCGAGCAGCGGTGGCGAACAATGACCAAATCGTTGACGGTATCGCTTCTGCTAATACCGGAGTCATCAATGCGGTCATGGCAATCGGTGCAATGATTACTAAGGCAGTCAACGATAAAGATACAACAGTTTCTCTGGATGGCCGTCAGGTGTCGAGGAGCCTGTACAAATACAACCAACAGACGCAGCGAGAAAAGGGCTCTCCCATTACATGAAAGGCAGGATAAAACGTGACATTGACTGTAAACGGAACGGATTTGACGCCTTATATTGCGTTCGGCGGCGTACAGTGGCAAAGGGCTGATGTAGACGGCCCAAATGCCACACGCTCAATCGATGATGCGTTTCTTACGAGAGATCGGATAGCCATAAAATATCGATTGGATATTACTTGCCGCCCATTGACGCTAGAAGAAGCAAGCCTCGTTCTCTCCTCTATTCTGCCCGAGTATGTCACAGTTACATATACAGACCCTATGGAGGGCGGAGATGTAACAAAGCAAATGTATTCAAACAACATCCCCGCCCAATTCCTAATCAAGACCAGAAATGGGAAAGAGTTATGGGGTGGAATCACATTCCCTCTGATTGAAAGGTAAAGAAATGGCAGTTAATCGAATTCTCGTTGGTGATATAGAAATAACGGGGATTTATAATCTGACGTCCGGAAACGTCAATTTAACTACTTCTCTTTTAAACGATGTCCTGGAAATGGACACGCTTGATTGTGACTTTAATAGTCAACTGGATAGTTCCACAATCTTGGCTACCATTGGGGAAAAGGTGGTTTACTACCATGGAGATCAGCAAAGACAAACCCTCTATGTAGATAGTATCAAACGAACTGGGCCTAGTTCCTATCATCTGTATGCGATATCAGCGGTATCCAAGCTAGACACTATGCTCCATCCCGGCGGAATTTACACCGGACAGACCGCAGAATCAATCATAAAGAATATTTGCGGTGAAATCCCCGTTATTGTAAAAAGCAATCTAAAGAATGTTAAGGTGTATGGATGGCTCCCCTATTGTAGCCCACCGAACAGCTCCGCACGAGACAATCTCAATCAAGTCCTGTTTGCTATTGGCGCTTGTCTTACTACCGATTTGAATGGTGTTTTGCGAGTGGAGACGTTTTGGGACGGAACCATATCGACAATAGATGCGAAAAAGACGGACATGGTTGGCTCAGTTACAGATAATCAAAAAATTAGCGCGATCTCTGTCATTGAACATCAGTTTGCGGAAGGACAAGAAAGCCAGGAGTTGTTTAATGGCACAGCTCAGAACGGCGATCTAATCATTTTCAATGAGCCGATGCATACCCTGTCTGCTTCCGGATTTTCCGTTTTGGAAAGCGGAGCAAACTACGCAAAAATCTCTGCCGGTACAGGGACGCTTACGGGGCTGAAATATATCCACAACAAGCGAAAAATTGCAAAGGTAATCAATGAAAATGTACCTGAAAATGAAAAAGGCAAAGAGAATGCCACACTTGTTTCTTTAGTGAATTCAGTTGCGGTTGCTGAACGGCTAGCGAGCTTCTATGCTTGCAATAAAACGCTTCAAGCTTCGTTTCTGACCGAAAAGGAAAAGCCCGGACAAGTTGTAAAGGTCATGGACCCATACGATCACGAAATCGTTTCTGCTTGTATTGAGTCGATGGATGTAAACATGTCCTCAACACTGAAAGCGAATGCCGAAATGCGAATTGGATTTATTCCCTCGCAAGTTGATGATTTCAAAACATTTGATGAACGCATCGTACTCACCGGATCAGGGACTTATCAAATTCCTACTGAAACAACTTTGATCCGCTATGTTTTGATCAGCGGGGCCCAGGGCGGCCATTGCGGGCAAAAAGGCGGGGATGTCGGTACATCACCGTCCGTATCCTGGACCAATCCTCCACCATTTGAGGACCAGTTACGCGGCTGCGGACTTGCAAATGGCGGAGCGGGCGGAGAAGGTGGCGCACCGGGCGCGGGGGCCAGAATCCTTGAAGGGGCTCTGGATATCTCCGGGATAGACTCTATTGTATATAGCTGCGGCGTTGGTGGCCTGGGAGCCTCCTATAACCCGAATGATCCGGAGGGCGCTCTTGGAAGCGACACAACGCTTGGTTCTGCAACCACGGCTGGAGCACAAGCCTCAGAGGCCGGATACACAGATCCCATCACCGGGGAAAAATACGGAGGGACCGGTGACCAAGGAATCCCTGGAGGAAAAGGCGCAGGAAAGGCGGCCACAGTTACAACCATCAACAGTGATACTGTCCAGCTCTTTGATCCAGCCGAAAACGTTACCGATGAGGACGGCAATACCTGGAACGGAGGCTTGACCGAAACTGACCCGGATGATCCAGAACGTGTTGCTATGAAGATGCGAGAGAATGACGGCGCCTACATTTGGTATAGCCGAGGTTTAGGTGCAGGCGCGGCCGCTGGTAAAAATGGTAACGGCCCCGGGCCCGATGCATCAGTGTCTGTACGCTCGTCATCAATTAAGGCTACTGCTGCATCTGGCCTGGATGGAGCGACACCAACCCTGACGCCCAAAAAGCCTACCCAATATGGAAAAGGCGGCCGCGGTGGTTATGGCGGCGGCGGTGCCAGCTCAGGAGGGCTTGCCGTCGGCTCCACAGATTCCTCGGATTACACGGTATCAATCACCGCTGGAACCGGGGGAATCGGCGGTAATGGCGGTCCTGGGGGCCCTGGCGGAGATGGCTGTATCATCCTGTACATCAGCCGACGCGTTCCACAGGAACGCGGGCCGCTGGTGACTTCGGACGCAAAATGGTTTTTGGACAAGTATGGCCGAAGATTTATCACTTGAGGAGGTACAAATGGTAACGATTGAAGAACTCGCTGCAAAAGTTGCTGGACTCGAACAGCAGATGGCAGCAATCACGGTCCCGCCTACCGAGTATTACACCAGTGCATACAGTGGAGAGGAAATTGATGCAGCTGTCAAAAAAGTATCTGAAGGATTGGCTGGCGGCGTGGCCTCCTTCAATGGCCGGACCGGGGCGGTGTTGCCCCAGTCCGGGGACTACAACGCCACACAGATCCCGGTGAGCGGAGAGCCGGAGGCGGAGACCGTTGCGGCGGCTTTGTCCAATAAGGCACCCGCTGGGTTTGGCTTTGGGGATGCGGTGCAGAGCATTGAAACTACCAGCGCGGAAGAATCCTATGAGACATACTGCGCCAAGGTAGACACCGTACTGGACGGGATGCCTAACAAGACCGCAAAACTGGTGCTGGCTTATCCGCCTGCGGTGTACGGCAAAGCGGGTACTACGATATCGCTCTTATATAAGGGTGACGCCAACTATGCAGTGCTATCCAATATCGGCAGTGCAGACACGGCGCTGTGCGGATGGCGGATGATAAAATTAAAAAAATCATCGTCAGACCCGTCTGCTTGGCAGCCGTTTGAGTGGGAGCATCCCCCCATGAAGTTGGGCGTCGAGTACCGCACCGTGGAGCGATACGACGGAAAGCCTGTGTATGTCAAAGCGGTGAACTTTGGAATCGTATCTAACAACGATACAAAATTTGTGGAGCATGGTATATCTAATTTTGAGTCGTGCATTGAATGCGCAGGATTTGGCGGTGAAAAAAATCTTATTGGAAATGAAGGCGTTGATGTACTCTATGCAAACACCACTGGGGTTAGTATTGAAACAAACGGATATTTTACTAAGGCAAGCTCTGATGGAGTAAATACTGTTGCGATTATCAAGTACACCAAAACTACGGATTAAGGGGGTTCGCATGAAGATCATCAAATACCAGCTGGCGACAGAGATCAACCACGGCACTCCCGAGGAACCGGACATCGAGACGGTGCTCTCCGGTGTTAAGAGAACCTACACGGAGGCATCTTACGCCATCGCCCAGGCGGAGGCGTATCAAGGGCAGATTACCGTGGAGGATGATGGACAACCGGAGCCGGAACCTGAACCGGAGTATGTGACCTATGCGGAGCTTGCGAAAGCAATCAAAGAGGGCGTGAACGAAGTATGACGGACAAGCAGTTTGTACTTACCACCATGCGGGATACCGGGCTTGCGAGGGCACAGACCCTCCAGGCCCAGGCCCCGGAGATGACGGGAACGGAGCTGTATGCCTCCGGGGACTACATCCCCAGCTTTACGGCGGCCTGTGGCGCCATGAACATGCTGGAACGGGAAGCGGGCTTTGTCTGCTGTTCCACAGCGGGCCGAGTGGTGCGTCTCCTCCAACCCTATGACAGCGCCATCTACAACACCCAAGAGTCGGAGGACCTGCCCGCACAGTGGGGCTTTGTGTGGTCCACAGACCCGGCCAAGGCTCTGCCGTTTATCGCCGTCTCCACTTCGCCGTATATGACCGGGGACTGCTGCACGTATGACGGCCATGTCTGGCGGTCCGGTCAGGACAACAACGTGTGGGAACCCGGAAGCGTGGGCGTGAAGTGGGAGGATTTAGGGGAGGTGTCCAATGGCTGACGAGAAGTGTATCCTGGACCCGCAGAGGGATTGCCTGGGCCTCCAGAAAGCCAACATGCTGGAAAAGCAGATGTCGGAATGGCGGGAGGCGTCCCGCAACACCCACAAAGAACTCTTTAACCGGATGCGGGAACTGGAAAAGGCGGAGGCCGCCCGGAATGAGCAGTACGACAATATCATGGAGAAGCTGGACCGGCTGATCTCATGGCAGGAGGCCGAGCAGGCCAAGCCGAAAAAGCGGTGGGAAGCCATCGTGGACAAGTCCGTGTGGGCGGTTCTGGCGGCTGTGATTGCGTTTATTTTGGCCCGCATTGGGCTGTAAAAAAGCGACGCCCCCGAAGGAGCGCCGCAAGCCCGTAGTATTCGTTGTCTCCGTCCATTGCGACTTAACGCGGAGGGAGCGCTATCAAAACAGCACACGTCTGCACAACGGGCAATAACATCTTACATCATTAGAAACCGGCGGTCAAGCCGGATATTTGAAAGGAGCTACCAATCATGAACAAGACCATCAATAACATCATCGATGACTTCAAGAGCGGCAAGATTACTGTGGAGGATGCCAACAAGCTGCTGGTTGAGGCTGGCGCCGGATTCTCCCTGAACCCCGAAAAGAACCCCTATGGCGGATGGACCGAGGCAGAGATGGCGGAGGGATTCCTTCCCGGCGAGGAAAAGGAGCCTCTTCCGGACAAGGTAGACATGGGCCGAAATCAGGCGCTTGCCGGACAAGTGGTTCGCCAGAATACCAAGCGCGGAAAGTTTGATGTGACCTATGATGCAGACGGTTATGCCATCAAGGCCATCCGAGTGTAATCGGGAGGTCTGATATGGACATTTCCTCTCTTGGCATCACCGGAGTGGCGGCTATCACCGTCATCTGCCTGCTGATTGGGCAGGGCGTGAAAGCGTCCTCTCTGGACAGCAAGTTCATCCCTATCATTTGCGGTGTCTGCGGTGCTGTGCTGGGTGTGGTAGGTATGTTCCTTATGCCGGACTTCCCGGCCACGGACTACATCACTGCGGCGGCTGTGGGCATTGTGAGCGGCCTGGCTGCTACCGGAGCCAACCAGGTAATCAAGCAGCTGGGAAGTGACAGTAAATGAGCTACACGATAAAGGAGCAGCTGGCGAACTCCGGGAACTATGGCGGTTCCCGGAACGCCAGCCAAATCCGGTATCTAGTGTACCACTACACCGGAAATGACGGGGACAGGGCGGCAAACAACGCAAAGTATTTTCAGAACAACATCGTCAAGGCCAGCGCCCACTACTTTGTCGATGATACTACAGTCTGGCGGTCTGTGCCTGATCTAAAAGTGGCATGGTCCGTCGGCGGCAGCAAGTACGCCAACGCCGACAAGACTGGCGGCGGCACCATGTACGGCATCATTACTAACACCAACTCCATCAGCATTGAGATGTGTGATACCATCCGGAATGGTGTCTATCAGGCCAGCGAGGCCACGCTTGTAAACGCTGCCGCCCTGGGCCGGACACTGATGGAAAAGTACGGCATCCCCATTGAGAACGTGTACCGTCACTTTGATGTGACTGGGAAGCACTGCCCGTCGTACTTGGTGAACGCCCAGAAGTGGGCAGAGTTCAAGAAGAGACTGGAGGTCACTATGGACAATACACCGTCTCCCGCCCACAAGGAGGGCGTGGAATGGGCCATTGCAAACGGCATCCTGACGGGCAACAGCGAGGGGGACCTGATGCTCTCTCAGTCCGTCACCCGTCAGCAGATGTGTACGATGCTGTATCGGTTTTGGAAGCTGATGAAATAAGAGGAAGGACGTGAGACTGTGAGCGCAAGAGTGAAACTGCCTGATCCGCTGGATAAGCTCTTGCGCTCTCAGCTTGAGAGAGCCATCTATGAAGCTGCCTTACACGAGGATGACGAATTTATAGCGAAGCGCCGTATCATTGATAAGGTAGACCAAATCGAAGTTGCCACCGACCTCGGCTGGTATCGCGGCGCTGTTAGCACTCATGAAAAGTACATCTTTCAACGAGCTGCCGATGTAGCAAAGCAGCTCTATCCAAACTCAGCATAAATCAAGCATAAGTCTTACATAACCCCGACTGGGATCACCCCCAGCCGGGGATTTTTTGTGAGAAAATTTAAGCATGGAGGACGTAAGGAACAAGGGCTGGTACACGTCGCCGCCCTCCTTGCGGCCTCCTGATTTCTTACATAAGGACGTGTTTTAAGTTGATCCTGAATGGTTCAGAACTGGTGGCCCGGCTGGTGGCCTGCGGCTTCACGGAGTCCACAGCAAGAGACACCTGCGAGAAGTATGCGGCGGAGGGAGACTTCTCCGGATTGGAACGGTTTATCCGGCAGAACGAGCTTTTGTACGATGACAGGAAACAGTACGTTTGAATATTACAACGCCAATAGAGACGGAAAGAACGTAGGCGATTGCACCGTCAGGGCAATTTCCGTTGCCCTAGATCAGGATTGGGACACCACCTATTGGGGGCTATGCTGGGAGGGCTACCTTGCCGCAGATATGCCGTCAGGCAATCCGGTTTGGGGCAAATATCTTCGTCGTAAAGGCTGGCGGCGCTATCTACCAGAGTACGACGATATGACTGTACAGGAGTTCGCCCATGAGCATCCCTATGGCATCTATCTGTTGGCTCTGGACACTCACATTGTCTGTGTTTTTGACGGGCGCATCATAGACACTTGGAACAGCGGCGGAAAGACCGTGCTGTATTACTGGATGGAGGATTGAGTATGCCGTATCAATATATGCCGGGCTATCAGCCCATGTACTATCAGCCGCCCATGCCGGATCAGCTGGCCCAGCTTCGCGGGTCTCAGTTTCAGCCCATGCAGCCGCAGATGCCGCAGGCACAGCCCCAGCAGGCGGGAAATCCTATGCCTTCTTCGGTGGATGACCGCATTTGGGTGCAAGGAGAGAATGCGGCAACGGCGTATTTGGTAGCGGCTAACGGTTTTGTGCGCCTTTGGGACAGCACAGCCCCAGTTTTCTACGAGAAACGGGCAGATGCACAAGGCAAGCCGTTTCCTATAGTTGCCTATGATTATAAGAGGCGCAGAGAAGACTTTTCGGCTCCGCAGGCGACTCCCGTGGAGTACGCCACTAAGCAGGACCTAGACGCTTTGGCAGCCCGTGTAGAGGCTCTGGCAACAAAGAAACAGACTACTAAAAAGTCGGATACAAAGGAGGATGCAGAATGAATCCCTTTTTCAACGCGATGGGAGGCAATCGTCAGCCCAACCTGATGCAGCAGTTTCAGCAGTTCATGCAGCAGATGCGCGGCAAGGACCCCAACGCCATGATACAAGAGATGGTATCCTCTGGCCGCATTACTCAGGACCAGCTCAACCAGGTCCAAAAGCAGGCCCAGCAGATGTCAGGTGTGTTTGAAGGGATGCGGGGAATGTTTGGGAAATAAAAAGCAGGGGCATTAAACCCCTGCATATCTCCAAGCATATCCGTGTGTTTGAGAAAACAACCCTTTACAACATTTTCCGATTTTGGTTGCTAAGCACCCAGTTTCTCGTGCAGCTTCTTCTATACTCCCATACGTTGCAAGGACTTTCCCGGTCAATAAGTCTATTTGTTGAACAGAAATAGAGGACGCATTTTGAAACCCGGATTTTCCAAGCCACGGTTTAGACCCTTTATTTATCCCGATTTTATATGCGTGTTGATTGTTTTCTGATGGAGTGCACCACTCCAAATTATCAACACAGTTATTAGTTTTATCTCCATTGATATGGTTTACCTGTGTCTTATCCTTCGGGTTTTCTAAAAAGGCAGATGCAACCAGCCTGTGGACCTGAAAATATTTAGATTTCTTATCTTTATATAAACTAACACGTAAATACCTTCCGTCGGCACAAACCGGAGATAAAATTTTTACTCTATCGTGCATTTTGGTGGACTGTAAACTTTTGACCCGTCCCATGTTGCTTACTTGATATAGCCCTTCATAACCGGCAATATCTTTCCAAATTTCGTTCATAGCACTTACCCTTTCATGCTCCCTGAATTTTAGATTGCGTGGAAACCGTCAGGGTAACGGCTTATCGGGAGCGACCCTATCCACGCATAACAATTATATCAAAAAATCAGCAAAAAGTATATAGATGCGGCCGCATTTATAAATATTTTCACAAAGGAGAAAGTTATATGTCTCTTAGTAATGATGCAACTCTGACTATGCCGGTAGCTCCTGCGTATTCTGCTGGCGGTTATGGTAGCAATGGCTCCATGTGGGGTGGAGACTGGTCTGCCTGGATTATTTTGTTCCTCATTTGGGGTGCTTTTGGTGGCGGCTGGGGTAATGGTTTCGGCGGTAGTTTCGGTGGGGCGAACGGCCCTGGTTTCCAGGGGTATGCCACACGCTCTGATATCAACGAGGGCTTCGCCCTGAACAACCTCCAGAGCGGCATCAATTCCATCCAGAATGGAATCTGTGACAGCACCTATACCCTGACCAACGCCATCAACAATGGCTTCCACGGCGTTGACACCGCTGTGTGTAACCTGGGCTATCAGACGCAGGCGGGCTTTAATGCCATCGGCGCCCAGCTGGCGCAGTGCTGCTGCGATACTCAGCGAAGCATTGACGGCGTCCGGTACGACATGGCTACCCAGGCTTGCGATACCCGCAACACCATCCAGACCAGCACCCGGGATATCATCGACAACGCCAACGCCAACAGCCGCGCAATCCTGGACTTCCTGACCCAGGACAAGATTGCTACTCTGACGGCTGAAAACCAGAGCCTGAAGTTCCAGGCTTCCCAGGCGGCTCAGAACGCTTTCTTCACCGCCAATCAGGAGGCGCAGACTGCCGAGCTGATCCGCCGCATCAATCCCATGCCGGTCCCGGCCTATCAGGTGCCCAATCCTTATGCCGGATGTGGCTGCAATCCCTGCGGCTGCGGCTGCTAAAACCCAATACACCAACTTGTAAGAAAGGCTTACATGTTCGGCCCCGTGCCGATTTTGAACCATGCGGCGGGGCAACAGCCTCGCCGCTATCTTTTTGAAAGGAATGAAGTTTATGGCTGAATACAGCAACAGCGCAATCGTAACCGTTGCCGCTGGTCAGAACGTGCCTTTTACTGAGGAGGCCAACACGGGCAAGCCCTGCATTGTGCATCGGGAAGGCGCTGGACTTGTGACTCTTCGCGGGCTAACGAACCAGTGCCGGGCAAAATTCAAAGTCTCCTTTGGAGCGAATATTGCTATCCCCACCGGTGGGACCGTGGAGGCCATCACGGCAGCGATCTCCATCAATGGTGAGGCGCTGAACGCTTCCACCGCTACCGCCACCCCGGTTGCCGCAGAGGATTTCTTCAATATTTATGTTTCCGCTGTGGTTGATGTCCCTCGTGGCTGCTGTGTTACCGTAGCCGCCCGAAATACCAGCACCCAGCCTATCCTCGTTGCCAACAGTAATTTTATTGTTGAGCGTGTGGCTTGAAAGGAGAGTCAAGAATGTATATGCATGAACTGAAAGAAAAGCTCTGCGAAGAGTTGGAGGAGATCGCCCGCAAGCCGGAGATGTCTGCCGGGGACCTGGAGGCCGCCCACAAGCTGACCGACACCATCAAGAACATCGACAAGATCGAGATGCTGGAAGAGGACGATGGGTACAGCCGGGCCGGGAACTGGGAGGCCGATATGCGCGGTACTTATGCCCGCGGCTCCAGCTACCGTGGCCGGAAGCGGGATTCCATGGGACGTTATAGCCGGGATGGAAGATATTCTCGACACGCATCTCCTGACATGATGGATAAGCTACAGACGATGATGGATAATGCCTCAACTGAACGTGAGCGTGACGCCATCCGGCGTCTGATGAACGAGATGGAGATGGAGTAAGGGGGTGGCCCTATGGGCGAAACTGAAGCTCGTGGTTGGCTACTGCTAAAAATTGCCGAGTGTATGGGCGAGGAACCATCTGACCGTATGGCTGACAGACTGGCAACATATAACGGAGCCTATCAGGCGATTTGCCAGTGGGAGGGCCAGCGCCCAAGAACTAGCAATTTGCAATCTAATAAATCGTTCACTCTAGCTGACGCAGAGGACTGGACATCTCGTATGGTAAACGCCGACGGAACAAAAGGGCCGCACTGGACTCTGGAGCAGGTTAAACAGATCATGGCCCAAAGAAACATACCCGGAGACCCGGCGCAATTTTGGGCTGCAATAAATATGATCTATTCTGACTACTGCAAGGCCATCCAAAAAACATCAGCGAATACCCTGGACTTCTATGTTTCGATCACCAGGGCATTTCTGGATGACGAGGACGCCAACCCCGACAAACTCAAACTCTACTATGACCATATCGTCAAGCATTAAAATGACCCCGCTCTCAATTGAGAGCGGGGATTTTATATATGCAAGTCAACTATATGCAAAAATTATACTTTCAAAAAAGCGAGGAGCAGGTATGGGGCATTATGGGTGACTTGATGGACACGCTACAAGTTGCTAATCTGAGAATATATAATGGAGTAATTCGAAAGATTAGAGGATTGCGATGTTACTTACATGTTACTAACAAACCCAAAATCTTGTGGACAAAAAGAAACCCTAAAACCTTTGCGGCTCTAGGGCTTTCTTTGGTGGAGACTACTGGACTCGAACCAGTGACCTCCTGCGTGTGAAATATAGTATTATACTTTCTCAAAACATTGTAGAAGGGTCAAACCGAGTAATTTCAAGGAAAATTGAAACTTCAATCGAGGAAAAATCTCAAAAACTTTTTTAGGTTACTAACAAATTTCTAACAATTCTCGACTGCCTGTATCAATTCATCTGCGTCTGTATGCACATAGATATTTGCTGTGGTACTGTAATCCGCATGGCCCAGGATTTTTTGCAAGGTCTCCGGAGCCATTCCCTGTTTTCTTGCCCAGCTGGCGTAAGTGTGCCGAGTGCAATGCGGGTTTTTCTGCGGAATGCCCAGTTTCTTCAACAGAGGGTAGTAATCCCGTTTTCGGTAGTTTTCCGGGCGGTGCTGTCCGGTATATCCAGACAGGAGCAGCGGTCCGGTTGCCTGTTGGGCGAAATAGGCAAAATAGCCGCGCCCTTCTAGACGGATAGGAATGATGCGATTGCGTCCGGCCTCTGTTTTTTCTCCGCCTATAACATAGGCACCGTGGTAGTCCGCAAGAGGCAGTGAGAACAACTCCCCAATACGCATACCTGTATAAATTAGCATAAGAACGATTTTTGCCGTTTCGCTGTTATCAGCTTCCAGTTTTGCGATTTCTTGGTCTGTAAAGATGTCTTTTTCTTTTTTGACGTTTTCCGGGAGCCGGACGAATTTGGCAAAGTTGGTGGTGCAGATTTCCTCCCGGATGGCCCATTGTGACATCTGCGTAATCAACTGCTTGTACTTTGACACGGTGGAGTGCGATTTCTGCATGTGTGGGTCTAGGGCCAACTGAAAATCTGCTGTGCGGAGGTCCCTGAATTTCTTCTCGTGGAGCGGGGTAAACACAGCAAAGGCCCGATTGTATCCCTCAATTCCTTTTTCGCCGATCTCCTGATAATGCTCAGCTTTCCACACCTCAAATACCTCGGCAAATGTCATGTTGTACCGCTCAGACAAGTCCCGACCAGACAGTTTTTCCAGAGCCTCTGTAGCGTCTGTTTTGCGCTCATAATACCCGATGATTACTTTATTTTTGGCAGCTACCCAAGGACGGCGCCGCCGGCCGGACAGCTTATAAACTGTTCCGGTGCCATTCGCACGTTTCAAGGCCTTCCGTGGGGGAGTGCCAGTCTGTTTCTTTCCGCAGGCAGGACAGTATGTCGCCCCTTTAGGCAACTCCGCTTTGCAACGTATACAGTTCAAAAAGACACCCCCTTATAAGTACGCCGCCAGGGGAGACCTGACGGCGGTTTTTTATGCTTCCCAATGATACCCGCAATTTTGGCAAACACACACAGATTTTTGCTTTTGTTTCAGTTTTTGTTTTTTGGGCGCAAAAATTTTTACAATTAAAGCGGGAAGTGTAAACACAAGCCATTTAATAAAAATCCACCACCAACCAATGCAAATCCACCATATAATCCCGTGATGTTTGTCTACTAACTGCGTTTCGGTTACCATTTGAACGCTGACGTTTTCGCTTCCACATTTAGGGCATTGCATAGTTTTCCCTCTCTCTAAAAAATTTTATTTTTGTTGCACGCTTCTGTGCAATTTCGACACAACGTTAAGCATATATTGTAAACAAAAAGGAGGAATGTCGGATGAACCTTGAAAAAGACCTGATCCAGATTATCAGCAAAAGCACAAACAAGGAGGCCGCTATTCTGACTGCGATGGAAGTAATCCACGCTGAACTAGAACGGCTTTTATCTGAGCCAGAATTCCCGCTTTCAGATCATCAGGCAACAAGCGGAAAATCTGAATAAGTTCTTCTTCCATCCCGTCTACCTTTTCGGTGGGCGGGATTTCTTTTTGCCCAGTCAGAAAAGAAACTTCAACTCCGAACAAATCTGCAATTCTTTGGATGGTCGTTTCTGCTGGAACAGTTTTCTCGTTTCTCCATTGGGAGACCGCTGATGCTGTTACGTCAGCCTTTTCATAAAATTCTGCTTTTGTCATTTTTCGCTCTTTACGGAGCCTATCAATCTGAGCGAGAAAATAAATAATGTCCATAAAGTCCCTTTCAAAATCACTTAATAAAATTAAGAATAAGGGCTTGACATTAAGAGGCCAATGCTATATACTTAATATTGTTAAGTGATTAAGCCACAAAAAACCAGGCCCACTTAATATTGGGCTTGCACCGTTTTCTATTGTCCTGACAATCCAATATTAAGCGGTGCAGCCCAAGATGTCAAGTAATATTAAGCGTTTTGGGGGTGAAATTTTGAGATTTAAGGAATGCAGGGAAAAAGCGGGTCTTTCACAAAGGGAAGTTGGGGACAGACTTGGTATTTCCGATTCTGCTGTTTGCCTTTGGGAGAGAGAACAGGGCGGATCACTTCCTAGAGCTAGTATGCTCCCTGCAATCGCAAAGCTCTACGGCGTCACCGTAGACAAGCTTCTTTCGGATCAGGGCGAAGGGTGAGGGGAGGTGAGAGAGATGGACAATCAGCAGATATTAGAGACGCTCGAAAAGCAGCTGCAACTACTTTCCGAGCGTTCCAAGAAGTGCATATCAGATAGCGACTTGGTAGCACTTTCTAATGCAATGCTTAGCATTAGTCAGTTGCTTTTAAATCCTTGAACCATCCAGATTTAGCTTTAATTCGGTGGTCTTTAAGGATTTCATAGTACGCTTCTTGATACATAGTATGAATTTCTGACGGTGTTTTTTCTCTAAGGTCTTGATTTTGCAGATAAAGCATCGCAAGTGCCTCTGCATAGCTATCAGGAAACGTCTTGAGAGTTTCATTAGACATAAGGCTCACCCCCTTTCTCCCCTCATCCTATCACATTCAGGGAGAAAGGACAATAAAGATGCCCCCGCCAGTGCTAGCGACACCGACGAGGGCTGCGGAGACCTATTGATAGTGCCAACAGGCCCGCGAGGTTATTATACACGCCTCCGGGTCAAATGACAAGGAGGTTTTTATGAACGAAAAAGACAGCATTCAAGCCCTTGAAAGGCAGGCAAGGAACACCAATCGTCTTATGGACAATCTCTGTCTCGCCTGGAAGGGCCGCACATGGGAGGAGGCCCACATGGATTACACATTTGAAGATTACCGCAAGGCACTGGAAGGTGCTGGCCCCAAGTTGAAGGAGCTGATTCTGGACCGGGCGGCACATGATCCCGGCATCGACTTGATGGAACTGAAAGAACTGGTATCCAGTGCGTACCCGGAAGATGTGTAAAAAATCCCGCCTGACCGTTACCAGCAGTCAGACGGGCAAGGATTGAGCAACCACGAACAATCCCTTTGGATACAGTATATCGCCTCCAAGGGGAGAAATCAAGGAGGTTTTTATGATTGAAGCACTGACGGCAGCAGAAGCAACAGAAGTCCTTCGCAATGCGGGGCTGCGTATTACTCCGGAGACTATCCGGGATGGCATCCAAAAGAGAGTATTCCCGTTCGGGGACTGCGTAATGGCCGAGGACGGCAAGAAAGTCAAATGGTGCTATATCTATAAGGCTTTGCTAGATCGCTGGATCGCCGAAAGAACGGTGAGCGCATGAGCATTGAAATGGGTATAGTGGCGGCAATCATTATCATTGGAACGGCCAAGGTTGCCGGATGGTTTATGCGCTTCCTTTCCTGGATGGAGGGAGAGCGGTGAAGAAACTGACACGGGAAGAGCGGCGGCGCCGGAGCCAGAGGCGGTTGCAGCTGATTACATATCTCCTGTTTCTGATCTTGCTGCTGGCGTGGCTGGGAAGCTACCTGATTATGACGGTGGAGGCGGAACTGCCCGCTATGCACAAGCCGGAGCCCGCCACGCAGGACGGCAGCCTACCCGGCGACGATACCCCGGCCACCACTCGCTGTTATCTGACAGCAGAAAAGATCGAGGAAAACGAGAATGAGCTTATAGAAGCTGCTTTGCTGGCCCGGTCTCACAAGCTGGAGGACGTGACCATCACCTTCTACTGCTGCGAGGAACGGCCCCACATCTGTGGGACAGGCTCCGGCATCACAGCCAGCGGGAGGCGTGTAACGCCCTATGTGAGCTGCGCCGTGGACCCTGATGTAATCCCGCTTGGGAGCACCATCATGGTCGAGTACAACGGCGGGATGGTGTATCTGAGAGCCGATGATACCGGGACGGCAGTCAAGGGGAACCATATTGATATTGCCGTCAAGGAGCACCAGGAAGCCTTATCACTGGGGACAAAGACGGCAGACATTTGGTGGTGCGAAGAATGAACGCACATGCGAAACGCCCAAGAGGCGAGTTAGGCCCCTGCCCAAGATGCGGATTGTATTCCGGCCAGCGATTGGCAATCGAGGGCAATCCGGATATGTTCCTGGTGGCCTGCGCCGCCTGCGGGTGGAGGACACGGAAATATAAGGACATTAACCACGCGACAAGGGAGTGGAACCATGCGGGGGAAAATTAAATATCCAACATGCAGCCAGTGTGACCACGAGTTGAACCCGGAGCTGGAAGATGACTGCGAGAAGTATTACCTCGTTGGAGGCGAAATCTACTGTAAGTTCTGCTTCCAGGATTGGCTGCGTGATTTGGTGGATAATGATCCTGATATGTTGGCCGATGCGCTAAACATAATGAAGATATATGTGGAGGAGGGAGCATGAAAAGCAAAATTGTCCTGAATGTTTATCGTCCCGAAAAAGGAATGTGCGGCGTCGTTCGCCTGGACGAAGAAGCAGAACGGCTCATCAGGCAGCTCCAGCGGGAAACAGGGCTGTCTGCCAAATACATCGTTTCGCAAATTATTATCCAGGGATTTGACTTGGTTGAAATCAAGGAGGAAAAAGAGCAATGATCGTCAAGCCTGAAAACATGGATTTTTCTAAAAAGAACATCATTATGATCATCAGCGGTCTCCCCGGTGTGGGAAAAACCACCCTGGCACTGTCAGCCCCGGATGTTGTTCTGATCGACGCAGATGAGGGGTTAAGCCGGGTAAAGCCAGAGCACCGAAAGGATAGTTCCATGGTCAAGACCTATGAAGAACTTCTGGCTGACATTAAATCTTTCGAGGGGCGCTACAAGACGGTGGCAATTGACACCTGTGGAGCCTTGATTGACTTGATAAAAGACTGGGCTATACGGACGGAGCCGTCTGCCAGCAAAAAGTCCGGTGGATTTAGCCAGCAGGGGTACGGATTTGTCAAGACGGAGTTCCTGCGCCTGTCCGCCGAGCTGCGGAAGAAGTTCAATGTGGTTTTCTTGTTCCATGCCGCCAAGGATCGGCAGGGAGACGAGGTGTTTTACGACATTGTATGCGAGGGGTCCGCAAAAACGCTGGTCTGGCAACCTGCTGATCTTGGCGCTTACCTTCATATCGTTAATGGGGAACGTTACATGGGGTTCACCCCCACCATGAATTACAACGCCAAATCCGCCTATGGTATCAAGGGCCTGGTCAAGGTCCCGGAACTTGCGGATGGACAGCCTAACGATTTCCTGCTCCGTCTGTTCGCCCAGGTCAAGTCCAACATCGCTGCGGAGCACGCGGCTCTTCAGCCTCAGCAGGAACAGTACGACAAGACCATGATGGAAGGAAGAGCGGTTATCGAGACCATCCAGAATCCCGAGGACGTGACAGAGGCCACAAAGGCTATCAAAGGGTTATCTCACGCGCTGACCAGTGAGCGAGAGTTAAAAGCAGCCCTAATGGAACGGATTAAAGAACTTGGGATTGCCTACAACAAGGAGACAAAAGCCTATGAATGGGCGAAAAGGCAATAAGTTCCTGCTGACGCAGAGTCTCCTATCATCCTGGCAGTACGCGCTGAAAAGCGGGGAGTGGGGTGAACTTCTTTCCACTCTCCGACGGGAGAAAAAGCCTCAGTCAAAGGCTATGCTAGACGGCATTCGATTTGAGAATGTGGTTCATGCGGTCAGCGAGGGGGCCCAGATCAGTCCGGAGCAGGAGTGGTACAAACCGATTGTAGAAATCTGTGAGATCATCACGCAGGGGCAGTATCAGGTTAAGGCTTCCCGGCCTCTGGTGGTGGATGGCGTGGAGTTTGTCTGCTTCGGAATCCTGGACTTTCTGAAAGCAGGGGTCATCTACGACACAAAGTTCAGCAAGACCTACCGTGTAGGGAAATACCTTGACAGCCCGCAACATCCCATGTACTTCTACCTCTGCCCGGAGGTTCGGAAGTTCGAGTACATCATCAGCGATGGGAGCTATGTGTACCGGGAGGCTTACCTTCCAGAGGACGCGGAACCCATTGAGACCACCGTGCGGCAGTTTATGGCCTGGATGGACAAGATGAATATGGTGGACCTGTACTGCCAGAACTGGAGAAGCAAATATTAAAAGATTTGGAGGATTTGAATTGTGAGTAATTGGGACAGCTATCAAAGAGAGGAACGTCCTCGCCTGATCCCCGGCGATTATCGGGTGGAGATCGTTAGTGTTGAAGAGAGGGAGAGCAAAAAGGGGAATCCCATGCTGGTGATCGGAGTCCGGCCTAATGGAAGCGACGTCATCATCAACCACTATATCGTAAAAAACGAGTATTTCAACCGGAACATGACCGATTTCTTCGACTCTTTTAACATTGACGACGGGGACTTCACCCTCCCCACCTGGATCGGTGCGGTCGGTGCCGCCCGGCTGAAAGAGGATGATCAGGGCTATCTGAAAGTCCACTATTTCATCAACAAGGACCGGGCAGAGAAGCTGCCCCCTTGGGAAGGAAAGCTCCCTGAGCGGCAGGAGCTGACAAAGATTGACGAGATCGAGGACGACGGAGATATCCCGTTTTAAGGCGGTGGGAGAATGCTAACCCACTACACGGATGCTGAAATCAAACAGAAGCTGAAAGAGTTGGTTGTCATAGCTGACAGCCGGGAGCAGGTTCACCAGCATATTATTTCATGGCTGGACAAGCACAACATTCAGCACAAGAGCCGTGCGCTGGAAACCGGAGACTATTCCGTCATGCTGGGCGACACCACCTTCGAAGACGAGGTTGTGGTAGAGCGCAAAGCCAACCTGGATGAGATTGCTGGAAACTTCACATCAGGCCGGGAACGCTTTGAACGGGAGATGATCCGGGCCAAGGCCGGAGGCATCAAGGTCTTTCTGATCGTGGAGAACGCCTCCTGGACAGACATTTTTCTTCATAACTACCGTTCAGAGCTAAAGCCCCAGAGTTTCGCCGCCACGCTTCTATCCTGGCAGGCCCGGTTTAACCTAACTATCACTTTCTGCAAGCCGTCAGAGACAGCGCAAATCCTTTACAGTACCCTCTATTACTGGGTGCGGGACAGGCTGAAGCGGGGGTGAGCGCATGGATATGGCCGCTGACATCAGGCGGATGCTCACGGCCCAGCAGGTAGCTGAGTTCTACGGGTTTCAAGTTGGGCGGTCCGGGTTCATGAAGTGCCCGTTCCATCAAGGGGACCACACGGCCAGCCTGAAGCTGTACGACGGGGATGGCGGCTGGCACTGTTTCGGCTGCGGGGCGCACGGCTCAGTCATTGACTTTGTGATGCGCCTATTTGACCTGAATTTCCGCCAAGCGATACTCAGAATCAACGCGGATTTTCAACTTGGGCTGGCAGAAAACAAGCCGGACCGCGCTGTCCGGTCTGCTGCTCTGGAAGCCCGCCGCGAGGAACAACGGAGAACCGTTCAATCTGAAACAAATTTCCGGTTTATGACTCGTGAATTTCACTATTGGAAGGAAATACAAGATGTTTTTCGGCCAATGCGCCAAGAAGACGTTTTGTTTTACCATCCATTATATGTCGAGGCCGTCAAGCGCCTCCCGTATATCGAATACTGGCTTGACGACTTCATCGAGAAGGGAGGCAAAAAGCATTGGGGAACGTGCCCATTTACACAAGAGACGATTACCTGACAACAACAAAGCCGTTTGAATATCTCTATGCCCACAAGGACAACAAATTCGAGTTAAAGCAGCTTCTGGGAGTTATGTCCGCTCAAGCGCAAACTGTAGGAATACGCAATCTGGCCGCGCTATTTAAGGCATACATGGAGACTGTCAATGGAACAACCACCCCAGGATTCAACCGGACGGACTTCACCGGCCAGGAACTGGAGCTTGACTGTGGAAGTTGGAACGCCTCAGACACTGGGATTTACGGCACCGACAAACTGGGCTTTGAGATCGTGGCTTGCTATCACCCCATTATGCCGATACAGCGGCTGGTTAACGTGGACACCAAAGTTCACAAGGTCATGTTAGCCTACCGGCTCGGGAAACGCTGGGAGACGGTCATCGAGGACCGTAGCGTGGTTTCTGACAGCCGTTCCGTTATCAGCCTATCCAAGTACGGGATCATGGTAAACAGCGAGACGAGCAAAGCCCTAGTCCGCTATCTAGCAGACGTGGAACAACTCAACTACGACCTGATCCCGGAGGTCACCAGTGTGGGACGTCTGGGCTGGATTGACGGATATGGATTTTCGCCCTACGAGGAAAACCTGGTATTTGACGGAGAAGAGACATTCAGAACACGATTTGAAAGCATTCAGGAGAAAGGCAGCCGTCAGGCATGGCTTGATTGTGTGCGGGCCGTCAGAGCCGGGAAAACGCCGGGAAACGTGGTTGCCCGCATTGTTCTGGCAGCGTCGTTCGCCTCCGTGCTGGTGAAGCCATGCAACTGCCTCCCGTTTTTCGTCCACCTGTGGGGCGGCTCAGAAACGGGTAAGAGTTTAAGTCTCGTCCTCGCTGCCAGTGTATGGGCGAACCCGGAGATCGGCGTTTACATCCAGACGTTCAATGCCACGGAAGTCGGCAAGGAGCTGGGCGCTGCGTTCTGCAACTCTCTCCCTCTCATCATTGATGAGCTCCAGCTTGTCAAGGACAATCGTAAGGACTTCGACAAGATGATCTACCAGTTGTCTGAGGGTGTGGGGCGGACACGAGGACAGAAACAGGGCGGCCTTCAGAAAACACCTACTTGGCGGAACTGCATTATCACAACAGGAGAGTTCCCCATTATTTCAGCCAACAGCGGTGAGGGTGCAGTCAACCGAACAATTGAAGTGGACTGCCATGACACAAAGCTTTTTGATGAGCCCAAAAAAACCGCAACAGAGCTCTATTCCAACTACGGTTTTGCAGGGAAAGAGTTTGTTGAACATCTGATGGAAGAAGGCTCTCAGGAATGCGTTCAAAAGCTCCAGGAAGCCATGCAGGATGCATTGAAGACCAATGACACCATGGACAAGCAGACGGCCTCTGCTGCGCTTATATTGGCCGCCGATAAGTTAGCGGAGGAATGGATCTTCCGGGACGGGATTCTCCTTCGACCGGAGGACATTTCTAAATACCTCGTCTCAAAGGAGACCGTCAATCAGAACGCCCGGGCCATGCAATACCTGTACGATTTCATCAACATCAACCAAGCCCGATTCACGCCCGAAGCGGATACCCGCCAGGGCGAGATATGGGGAGACTTGGACAACGATTATGCCTATATTATCCGGTCCAAGTTTGATCAAATCCTCCAGGATGAGGGTTACAACGCCTCCGCTTTCCTGGGTTGGGCGAAAAATACAGGTAACATCATCTGTGGGAAGGACGGCCGTCCAACAATTGTAAAGCGGATAAATGGACGGCCTTGTAGGCTTGTTTGCTTGAAACTGCAAGAAAACGAGAACAATTTTGACGAATATGAAGACTCGCTGCTTCCATAGAAGCGTTACCCGTTACCGCTGTTACCGCATTTTCAGTATGTTTTATAAAATAAAAAAATTGTGTACGCAATATTTTTTGTTTTCCAAGAGGTAAAAAGTGCGGTAACACGGTAACAAAACCGTGCATCCGTTGTGGGAGTATAGGCGGAGGCGTTACCGCATAATGGTAACAAGCGGTTTCGGCGGTTACAAAAGGAGGAAACTATGTTCTTTGATTATGAGGAACAGGCAAAGAATCATGAGCCTGTCCCTGAAGAGCTTTCTATGTTTGACGAGTGTGGATATCGGATTTTGTCTGATATTTATGTGCTCTATCAAAGAGGGTCAATCACCAAAGAACAGGCGATTGATAAAAAGAGAAAGCTCAAAGCTCGTGCGTTGAAAGAAATCCAACTAGATAATTTCCGCGACAACACCGCCTATGAACGGGAAAAAATTTTACGGTTGTCAGAGCAGGCACGTATTAAGGCGCGAAAAGAGCCTACACAGGAAAATTGCCTTGCATTGATCGATACCATTGATGGAATTCTGAAAAACGAACTTCAACAGAACGTGATTCTTTCAGAGCACGGCGCCAACTGCCCTTGCTGCGGGAAGTTCTTCAATCAAGAGCACGCAACCAGAAAGCCGCGGTTCTGTGAAGATTGCGGAGCGATGCTGGTGTGGTGATATGGGCGAACTTGAACAATATCTAGTCCCCATCCGGCGGTATTCGGCCAACCCCATCAGCCAGTGTCCATGGCTGCGTGAGGAAAAGCCAGTACCGGGCTGGACGGCCAAGAAGCGGACGTTTGTTGTTGGGAGAAACCTGGGCGGCGTAAAGCATTGGGTGACTACATACGCCATCGAGAGCTGCCCCAATTTTAAATAAAACCATAGAAGGAACGACTATGGAATATATTTTATCCCTATCTTACGGAAAAGATAGTCTCGCGTGTTTTGGGGCGTGTGAAATCCTTGGTTGGCCCATTGACAGGGTTGTAACAGCAGAGGTTTGGGCCACCGATACCCTCCCCGCCGACCTTCCGCCGATGGTGGAGTTTAAGGACCACGCAGACCGGATCATCAAGGAGCGGTGGGGGATTGAGGTGGAGCATATCAGATGCAGGAACACTTACCAGGATATGTTTTACCGTCGAAAGAGCATAAGAGCAAAACGGAATCCAGGGAAAATCAGAGGATGGCCCATGAGAGGCGGACCTGGCGGCGCATGGTGTCAGGGGGATGTAAAGATGCCCGCACTTCGGAAAATAAAGAAACACGGGGATGTTATATACTTGGGTATCGCCAGCGACGAACCGAACCGATTTCACAGCCTGTCCGACACTAAGAAAAGTCCTCTTGTAGAAGTCGGGTGGACGGAAGAAGATTGCCGGAAATGGTGCGAGAAAAATGACTTGCTTTCCCCGATTTACACCACGGCTGCAAGGGGCGGTTGCTGGTTCTGCCACAACCAGGGTGTGGATCAGCTGCGGCTTCTTCGGAAGAGCTACCCGGATTTGTGGGCGCTGATGCTCAAATGGGACAGCGACAGCCCGGTGACATTTCGCGCAGACGGCCACACCGTCCACGACTTTGACAGGCGCTTCCAGATGGAGGACGATGGGCTGATCTACCAAGACGATAAAATTTTCCGATGGTCAATGCTAAATGAGGAGCTGAACTATAGATGGTTTTGAGCGACGAAAAACGCGCCCTGCTGGGCGGAAAAGAGGCGGCGAAGCTATGAGGGTATTGGTAGCGTGTGAGGAATCGCAGGAGGTCTGCAAGGCGTTCCGGGCGCTGGGGCACGAGGCGTACAGCTGTGATTTGGAGCCGTGCAGCGGAGGCCATCCTGAGTGGCACATCCAATGTGACGCGTTGGAGATGCTGAAAATGCAGTGGGACATGATTCTGGCGTTTCCGCCTTGTACATATCTGTCGAACGCCGGAGCAAAACACCTGTTCAAGGGGGGCGTTCTCAATCAGGAGCGCTATCGGACAGGGCTTGAGGCAAAAGCATTTTTCTTGAGGTTTCTGAATGCCGACTGCCCGCACATCTGTGTGGAGAACCCAGTATCCAGCAAGATTTATGAAATGCCGCCGCACACCCAGGAGGTCCAGCCGTGGATGTTCGGACACCCGGTTCAGAAAAAGACCCGCCTGTGGTTGAAAGGACTTCCTCCTTTGGAGCCAACTAACATTGTTGACCCGAAATGCAGCTGTCACGAAGCTGGAACATGGTTCATGCGAGGTGGGAAAGACCGACAGAAGAATCGGGCCAAGACCTTTCCAGGCATAGCTCAGGCAATGGCAGAACAATGGGGAGGAATTTGTAATGGATGACGTCAAATTAGCCATGCTCGGAAATAAAGATGCTGCGAAGCGGCTGACGGATGCGGGGGTGCTGGTGCCATGTCCTATGTGCAGAGGACAGGCAAGGGTGCGGAACGAACGTTACTATCAGCCAAATGTCCGCAGAAATGTGATCTGCATGAAATGTTTTACGAACAGCGGATGGTATAAGACGGAACACGAAGCCCGCCTCGCCTGGAACACCCGCGCACCGATTCTGAGTGCGGAGGAAATTCAAAAATTGGAGGAGAACACATGAAATCTGCAAGGATTTACACCAATGACCTGAACCGGCTAATTGCGGCTACCAAGTCTTTTGTGAGTGATAGTGATCATCGACCCTGCAACCAGTACATCAAATTGGAGTTTCATGCGGCAGACAATCAGGTCGTGGCAATGGCCGTTGACGGATATCGGATGTCTGTAGAACATTCCGTTATCAGTGATTGCGACGAGGACTTTGTGGCGTTCATTAAGAGCAATACCAAACTCCGCAATAAGCAGTATGCAACCATCTCTCTGACCGAGGATGGGAAAGAGGCTGTAATCCGGTGCGGTGGGTTCTCGTTCGGATATATCCAGCCGCAGGACAGCGGATTTGAATGGGAAAAGGCAATCCCAACCAGCGAGGTAAAGTATCGAATTGGCTTCAATGGGAATTACCTTCTGTCTGCATTGCAAGCGGCGAAAGTCTCTGCTGACGGCAGTTTTAGGCAACCGGTCATTTTAGAATTTCGCAGCAATATTGAGCCGATTCTTCTCCGTACCAATAAGGAGGACATTAAGATGGTTCTTCCTGTTCGTATCAAGGAAGATTGAGCGGAGGAGATGGAGATGCTGGAGGAGCTGGAATGAAGAACCCGGGAGAATATGTTGACATTGGGGACCCATCCTTGCAAGTCAGAACAGACGAGGATGGAAACACCGTGGCCTCTGCAACGATACAGGCGGTTGTCCTCTGGAAAGAAGATATCGAAAACTACATCATGGACGAGATCATCAAGATGTGCAAGGAGCACGGAATTACGGACCTGTATGTGCTGAACCGGGATTTCATCCTGTCAGCCGTCAAAGAGAAGATGGAAAGGGAGGCCCAGCCATGACGCGAGAAGAAGCGGTTAGGCTGTTGAAACAGTATCAGGGATATGAGCCGATGGAATACGGGCAAGTGCTAAGGCACTCTTTTGACCTGACGGATGAAACGGTTGATACCCTACTCTCCGCCCTCACCCCACCCACGCAGGAGCAGCTGGAGCGGGTGTGGCCGGGGTGTAGTTTCTGCAAAAATGACGGTGTTCAAGATTATCGTACTGCTGTATGCGTTACGAGATGGGGAATGAGCTACTTAAAAGGACCAGAAATTGAAAGTGACGACATTTTCTATGCCCAGAATCATTTTTGCAGATTTTGCGGCCGCCCCCTCACCCTGGAGGCGTGGAAAGAAATGAGAAAGAGATGGGAGGCGGCGAACGATGCGGATTGAGCGCAAGCGCTATGTGGTCATGCGGAAAAACAGAACAGAGGTCTGGTGCGGTCTAGCAAAGGCTTTTAGTTTTCGTCCCATATCCGAAATAAAAGACGTATCCGTCAAGACATATCGTTCTGAGGCGCAGGCTAGAAGCGGCTGTTCTTCGTGGGACAGAGACTTTGAAGTTGTTCCGGTAATTGAGATGATTGCGACTGAGGAGGCGCTGAAAGATGGCAGTACGGCCGATTGATGGCAACGATTTTATGCGGCAGCTAACGCTTGACACCAGTAAAGGCCATTATGGCGAGTTTATGGATGGAAGTGAAGTGGCTTATACTTCCAGAGAAATTGCTAAATTTGTAGAAGATATGCCCACCCTCACCCTGCCGAACGAGCCGCTGACGCCGAAGCAACTGAGGGAGATGAACGAGCCTGTATGGTGCTCCTGCAAACCGATTGAAGGCGGAAACGGGTATTGGTGTTTGTGCCGGTATGGGAAAATTGTCACCCCATCAGGAAATATTTTTGACGTGGACAAAATTCCGCATTGGATGTTTTACCGCCGCCCGCCGGAAGGAGAAGCTGATGCTTGAGGTATGCCCTATCACACTTAAAGAGGCCAATGCCTTTGTAGAGTAGCACCACCGCCACCACAAGCCGGCCACGGGGCATAAATTCTCCATTGGCTGTACTGATGGCGAGAAAATCGTGGGAGTTGCAATTGTAGGCCGTCCAGTGAGCCGATATTTGGACGACGGGTGGACGCTGGAGGTCAACCGTCTCTGTACCGATGGAACACATAACGCTTGCAGTATGCTCTATGCCGCAGCTTGGCGGGCAGCCCGGGCGATGGGCTACCACAAACTGATTACCTATATACTGGACAGCGAGAGCGGGACAAGCCTTAAAGCCGCCGGGTGGAAATGCGTGGGACAGGCCGGAGGTCTGCGTTGGACAGGAAAGCGCAGGCCGGAGGTAGATTTATGCCCGGCGCAGATGAAAATCAAATTTGAGATTGATGACGGGAAGCGCCCGCCGGAGGGAGAGGAGGACGCATGAAACCGACTTGTATTACTTGCAAAGCTGATTGCCATAACGCCGGGACAACCTCCAAAATTGTGGATTGCTCACAGTACAAACCGGGGCGAGTTTTGACCAACGCAGACCGCATCCGGGCCATGAGCGACGAGGAGTTGGCGAGCATTTTCCTCAGAGCCGACTTTTGTAAGTGTTGTGAGCATGAAAAAGGCGGAGTATGCAATTTCATCTGTGCTTATCCAAACATTCCGATTTATGAAGGGTGCAAACAGGCAGCATTGGCGTGGATGAAGCAGCCAGTGGAGGTGGACACCTGATGGACTACGAAAAGCTTGTGGCTGAATTAAGAGATTGGTTGCCACCAGAAGATGGCGTACAGATTAACGGAGATGGAGAGATTACATATCCGATTTGGTGCGGTCATTTGACACCTGGAGATTTTGGCAAGACCGTCTTTTTGACCCGTGAGGAGGCCGAGGCCGCACTACGGAGGGAGCAGGATGGTTGATTGGGCAGTCATAAAAAGACTTGGGGTATGCTTCCCTGGGTGGTTCATCAACGACCAGGGGGAGTTTATCGCCCACCAAAAGGCAAACGTATATTTCAATATCAGCACTTGCGAGAGCGAGGTGGATGTAAAATGCAAGGTATTGGAGTGGTTTTCCCGCGCGGCTTGTAAGTCCACGCCGTTCCGCCGTGCAGTGGACAATACGGCCCTTCATATTTTCTTCCTGAATGGTATAAATCAATATCTTGACACTAGGTTCAATGTGGAGGATATGCGAGAGATTTACACTTATCTCGGGAACGCTTGCAACCATAAAAAAACGATCCGATTTATAGAGAGCGGCTATGATATAGCCATATTGGAGGGACAGGAATGAAGGAGTACATCGAGAGAGCGGTTGCTGTCAAGAAATTTGAGAACTATCGCCGTGATTGCGAAGAAGAAAACGACGAAAGAGCGGCACAGATTTTTGAGGATTGTATATCCGAGCTTATGGCTATCCCCGCCGCTGACGTTGCGGAGGTGAGGCACGGGAGATGGATTTTTGAACCTGGAAAAATCCCGTATTGTTCGGAGTGCAAAGAGTACAGCGACGATGGAGACAAGGGCGCTACCTTCTGCCCGTGGTGCGGCGTTCGCATGGACAAGGAGGACAACAATGACTCTGGCAGAGATGTTTAATATCTGCGATACCTGCGTCTATGCTCCATGTCTTTGCGGGAACGAGCCTGAAAATTGTGTAGATTACATACAGCGGAACGGAGCGAAGATGGACAAGGAGGACGAGCATGACTAAGTGCTGCGCCACCTGCGCCTGGTACGAGGACTTCCAGGGCGTGTGCTTTAACGGAGATTCCCCGTACTGCGCGGACTTCACGGCGCCGGACCAGCGGTGCGGGGAGTGGGAGAGGAAGGAGATAGACCGTGATAAACACCAATCCGACCCGTTGTAATATCTGCGGAGGGCCTGTCACTTATGGCTCTAATGCCCGTGTCTATGGACGGGAGTACGGAAGCGGATATTGCTACCTCTGTGAGCAGTGCGGGGCCTATGTAGGGACGCATAAGCCCCGCCCCCAGGAGGCCCTAGGCCTGCTGGCAGATGAACCGATGCGGACAGGGAAAAAGATGTGTCATGCCCTCTTTGACCCGCTCTGGCAGGGGAAGCCCAAAGCCCACAAGAAGCGCAACGACCTTTACCGCTGGTTGGCCCATGAAATGGGGATACCCGCGGAAGATTGCCACTTCGGATACTTCGACATTGACCAGCTCCGGCGGGCGTACATCATCCTGCGGGGAGTGCAGGACAAGCAGATGCGGTATGACAACTGCGGGAAAATCCATTTTGAGGAGGCCGACCATGAAGTTTCGGAGTAAGACGGGAGAAGTTTTTAGCGTTAAAAAGCTTCCTATGGAATGGCTTAAATTTTTTATGTTCCGTGATACAGAATGGGTAAAAGCTCATCCCCACGAAGCCGCCCGCCTGATGGGCTATGAGGTGGTGGAAGATGGAAATGTACTTACAAAAAATGATAGCAAAGGTGAAAGTTTGGAGGCCAACATGGACAAGCCGAGAATTTGCGAGGTGCTGGGGGTTGAACCAGAAGAAAAGTTTGAAATTAGAGGGAACACGTTAGGGCGATTTCGTATCAATAAATATGGGACGTTCCAGATTGAAATATCAAATAACTACTGGGGATTCTCCACTGTGGAATGTCTTAACAATCTCATAAATCATCCAGAAAACATCGCCCGCAAGCCCCGCTTCACCCAGCAGGAGGCGGAGAGAGCGAAGGCAATCAAAGTTTTGCTCCCGGAGATCAATGCAATAAAATACGATGGTGCATGGACGCAGTGCCTGGAAATTGTAGACGGCACATATTTTCAGAGAGAAGTAATCACCAGACATCTGTTCCCGTCTGTTGAAAAGGGTCAGGTATATACCTTTGACGAGATCATCGGAGGTGCCCAATGAGAGAAATCCTTTTCAAAGCCAAGCGGCTGGATAATGGAGAATGTGTAGATGGATTCTACTGCTGTATTGGGCCAGTTGGGCAAGAAAAGCACTA